TAAGTATTGAATCTAACGGCTTGATTCAGCACGATTATGAGGAAATCGCCGCAAATTTGTATAATAAAATCGGCGGGTTTACATATACTCCGTTTTCTGCTTCAACATTGCCTATGCCACATTTGTATCCTCTTGATGTGATATACTTTTCAGATGCCGAAGGAAAGGCTTATGAAAGTATAATTACAAATTATACTTATACAATAAATTCAAATACGGTTATTGAAGGGAAGGGCGAGAGCGCAACCAAAAACGGATATGCGGCTCTTGATCCTCTTACAAACCGAGAAAAAGTCATAGTATCAAAAATCAAAAAATATACCGACAGACAAATAACCGACAGAGAGCACGCGATTCTCGATATGAATGAGACTATCTGCAATTCGATAGGACTGCGCAGAACAGTAATTAAAGATGACAGCGGCGGTGAGACATATTATTTTCATGACCGTGCTTCACTTGCCGACAGCTCGGTGATATATACATTTAAATCGGGCGGATTTGCATGGACTGATAGCTGGAATAACGGTAAACCTGTTTGGCAGTATGGTTTCACAAAGCAGGGAAATGCAATCTATAACGCATTGTCCGCATATAAAATTCAGGCTGAGTATTTGGACGTCGGTGCTGTTCGTATTGCTTGGAACAATTCTTCTAAATATATAAATCTTACCGATGGTGCGCTGAGTATATATAATTCGTCAAATCAGAACAGTAACAATTTGTTGATGCAATTGAATCATACAGGCGCATGGTATTATCATAACGGGGCAACGATCGGTAAAATCGGTACTAATCATTGGGTAGGTGATGAAAGCTACAGAGGACTCGTGTTTGACCTTGAGCATGATGCGGATTATATGACGTGGGCATATAGGGATTCTGAAGATACAAATGCTGCTTATCAAGCATATATGATATTCCATTCAGGTGACCGTGCAAAAGATAAAGGATATGACGGCAAAGGACTTTATCTCGGAGGGGGTGACTGCAATGTATATTTTCGTGGTATAACATATTTCAAAAATACAACATGGTGCGGAAATAACCTTCACATAAACGGAGATGTAAAAATAGAGAACTTTTCAGGAAATGCAGGAGGCTTTTATTCTAAAACAGGCAAAGATATAGTCCTGAGGACAAAAGATACTGTGTTTAAGTGTTCCGACGGAAAAGTCGAATGCGGTGCTCCGCTCGATATGAGAAACTGGTCTATTTTGAACCAGTCGGATGAACGGTACAAGAAAAATATTGCTCCTACACAGATTAAAGCTCTGCCGCTTATTACTCAAATTGAGATGAAAAGCTATGACTGGATAGAGAATGGTGAGCACTGTGATATCGGTGTGATAGCTCAGCAGCTGCGAGAAATAATTCCTGAGCTTGTACATGAAGATAAAAAAACAGGGAACTTATCTATAAAAACGGATAAATTTATCCCATATCTGATTAAAGCCATACAGGAGTTGTATAGGGAAAATACCAATAGGGAGGAAGATTACAATGGAGAGAGATAACATACCGCTTAGCGTGCTTATGGAACAAACTAAGGGAAAGTTGATAATGTCATTTAATCGGATCATTGATGAAGTACAGCTTCCGGCTTTTTTAGTTGAAGGTATGCTGCTTGAAATATTAGCTGAAGTCAGAAAACAGAAGAATTACGAGCTTGCGGCGGATATTGCAAGCAAAAATGCTGAAAAAATCAGTGAAGATAAGGAGTGATATGATATGGCACGGATTATAAAGCCGATAACAGTTGATGTAGCTCGTGAAAATTTGTTTGAAGCCATCATAGCAAAGCAGCATGATTCTAATTCGCGATTTTTGAAGGTCAGTTTTGTAAACGAAGGTGAAAGTATTCCCATAGGCAGTTCGTCGAGTGTTACGATAAATGCTGAAAGAGCAGACGGACAGTCAAAGTCATTTTTGGGAGAGATAAACGATGATGGAACTGTTACAGTTCCGCTAACAACTTGGATGCTTGAACTTGACGATTATCTTAGATGTGATATATCCGTAGTTGATTCAGAGGCGCGTAAACTGACCTCTACAAATTTCAGTATAAAGGTAGAAGCTGCTTCTAATTTCGATGAAAATATATCGGAAGATGAGAATTACGATGTACTGATAAAGTTGCTGGCGGATGTTAACATAGTAAAAGATAGTGCAATATCTGCGGCAAAAGCGGCAAATTCAGCGGCTGAAAAATTTGAAGAAGCAATAGCATCGCTTGAGGAAACACAATATCTGTTATATTGGAATGAGAATGCTGATTTTGTAAGTGAAGAACAAGAACAGAAAAACTTAGAAACACTGCGAGAATTGAAGTGGAACGGAGCACAAAGTACATTCTTGCTGTGTGGGGATAAATATATTCCGCTGACAAATCATTCAGTAGTTAAGGATAGCGGCGGAGCGGGTGAACATTCAATATATCAGTTTGCAGATATTATATCAAATGCCCATGAGACATATGAACTTGATTATTATTCACACCCTCATTATTTTCAGGATTTCTGTTCATACCGAAAATTTCAGTTTCAAATTACCATGCAGGTTGTAGACGAGCTTCCCTCAGACGCGGCAGATCATCCGAATGTGCTGTATATTGTCCCCGAAGCGGAAGGGCGGTGATGCGCCCTGATCTACTTTGGAGGGAGAGAAATCTCCGAAATTTATCTCGGAAACGTGCCGATATCCTTACTGTATATAGGCGACCGTCTCATATGGCAGAATTGCGAGTTTATCCAAACGAAGAGTACGTCGGTATATATCCTGCAGAGCGATGCTGAACTGCAAAAATCACAGGGGATAACATACAATCCCGAAGCAAACGTACTTCAGTATACCGTCTATGCTTCACCGTCTATGCGGCATATAGAGCCTATGCTTGCGGCAAATCAGGCTGTGGGGAATACAGAGGGACAGCTTACGGTCAGCCGCTCAGAGGTATCCGAAGCCGCGGAGAATGCTGTCACAGTTCATACAGTACGCGGTGATACTGCGAAAGGCACAGACACAATGGCAGAGCATATCGGCTCACTGACTCATGAAAGCTCTGTCATTCCCGCGCTCGGAGACGCAATGCCGTTCACTGTAAACGGCAGTCCGATATCGGAAGTAAACATCACGGACGGCGAGGGAGAATGTCCGAGGGACATGTACATATCGGAAAGTGTGCAGTGTATTTCTATCGCTCACGGAGACGGAGAGACGGTCAGACCCGCGCACTTGTTAAATGCTCAGGCAGCAGTAGACAAGGTTTTGAATAACTCTGTCGACTTCACTAAATGCGCTAAAGAGTGGACGGCTTCGGAAAAAGTAAGCGCAGATTATGCAGATTTGGAGAAGTACAGCGAAAGATCAAGCATGCTTCAAACTTGTGCCGTGTCAAGCGAAACAGGCGCGGCAGATGTGACAGAGACGCAAGGCGTTTGTGTTTCTTCAGGTTGTGTCACAGCAAAGGTCGGCGCGGGAAAAAGCACGTCGGATTCAGGAACAATATTCGGATCATGTTCGGCGTGTATGACGACTGAGATATACGAAGATCCGATACAAAAAGCATTTGATATTACTACAGTCGCAAAGCTTGACGGACTGGCAATCGGGGATATTGACGCTATGAGCGTGTGCGCGTAAGCTTAGGTAAAGCTGTACGTCTGTGCTCAGACTATACGATAACCTTTTTTAAAGTATCTTTGTTACTTTCTTCTCAAAGAAAGTAACGTATCCTATCCCTATAAATCAAAGGAGAATAAAAGATTATGGCAATCAACACAACAGCAGGAAACAGCGTAAAATTTCTCGGACTTTCTCAGAGCGTAAGAGAAAGCCTTCTTAAAGCAATTCTCGGAAACAGTTCAGACGGAAAAGTCACGGTCAACACGGCAAAGGTATGCTATGTCGGACTTTCAAGCACAAATCCCGAAACATCTGTTAATGAGCCGTCAGACGCAAACTACAAGAGGATCAAAATAGGCGAGACTCCGACGGGCAGCAGTACTTCATGGAAATCAGACTACCTGACGATCACGGGAACGCAGGCTGTCAACAGCGGCGTACAGAAGGAGATCAAGTTCAACCGTTCGCTCTCAGCGTGGACGGGTACATATCCTTACTTCTTCCTTTCAAGCACTGCGTCAGGTAATACGGGACTTATGGCATGGGGAGAGCTTACAGAACCTGTCAAGGTTGAAGCAAAGAATGTAGTACCTCTCTTTGAAGAGGACAAGTTCCGCCTTTACTTCCCCGCACCGAGCGAGGTCGAGGGACTTGTTGACGCGGCGGCTTCAGCTGACGCTGAAAATGCTTAATGAAACGAGGTAATAGCTATGCCTCAGACAACAAACTTCGGTTTTCCTCTATGGGCGGATACTCCGCCCGAGGGAGCGACCGGCAAAGACTTGCGTGATGCTGTTCTCGGTGAAGGTACAGGAAGTCTATCTAATATGGCGGACAAGGCTATTGCAAAAGTGAAGAACTCCGTTCCGCCTGTTGATTTGGAAAATATCAACTTTACATGGGACGGTGTAACTGCGGGATTGACGGCGGTCGTCGGCTCGCTCTCCAACGGTCATAAGAATTCTTTCGCTTTCTATAAGATCCTTGACACACCCGTTTCATCTAAGATAGAATTTCTCGCTTCGGGAAAGATAAAATATGACGGTCTTTTAGAAATGGAACAGAGCGGAGTTTGGTCAATACTCCCGTGCAAAGAATCCGAATTTCTTTATTCATACCAATCTCCAATCAATACATTCGGTTATGTCTGTTTCTCGGTATTTAAGGCGAGAACTGCATTCAAAAGCGGAAGCAATACTCTGACATTCCCCGAAATCGGATTTTATGTAACAAAGGCTCTCGGAAATGACACCTTCCGCGCTGAAAACATAAAAACGGCTCCTACCGTTTACGACCCCGACACCATGCCCGATGCGGCTGTTGAGGTTACGTCTCATAAAGTAGTCTCGATTGATGAAAACTCTACCGATACGCAGTATCCCAGCGCAAAAGCCGTATGGGAAGCAATCGGTTCTGCGGACAGCGGAAACTGTATCACGGGAGTTAAGGTAAACGGAACGTCTCTTTCACCGACAGACGGCGAAGTCAATATTACTGTCCCTACCAAAACAAGTGAGCTAAACAACAACAGCGGTTTTCTTACGTCAAACAGCTCTGCTGTCACCTCTAAGGAAGATTCATCAAACAAAGCGACCTATATTGACGACAGCTTGGACGCAAACATAAACAACACAAATTATCCGACAAACAAAGCTGTGTATGATTTCGTTTCGTCCTATACAAGCAAACAAATAGGAAGTGCAGAAGCAACGATCTTTCTTCCTCTTGCGGAATGGGACGGCAATACGACCGGCAAATTCAGCATACTCGGTATGTTCTATAAAGTCAGCGAAAATACGGAAGCTCCCGAACAGATAAAATTTGATATGTCATTTAAGCTTGGCGACGGCACAGTACAGTCTTATGATTTCCTTACAGGAATACGAAGCGATACAGCTGTAACCGATTTCAAGGAATCACTAGGCATTACAATTTATCAGTTCGGCGAAGAAATAGGCGGAGTCATTGCCGAGCGTGCAGGCACTCTTCCTGCTGCCCTGATTGAGCAAATGACGGGGATCAATCCGGGCGCAGACATTCCGTTTGAAGCGGGTACTTATGTTATGGGTACGCAGTCGGGCGATGATTTTATCTTTGTTTCAAAAGCCCAGAGCTGTATCTCTGTTAAAGATTATTTAGATAATAAAGATAATATTTCCGGAACTTGGACTCCGCAAATATACAGACATTACTCTTCGTCAGTAGTTAAAGTTACTTCCGGAGTCGAGGCTGTCGGTACGTTTACAAAAATCGGAGATACGGTAACTGTATCATTCAGCATAAAATGGCTGTCTTCAACAACACAGCTTGAAGGAATGTATTTTACGATCGCAGGAGTTCCTTATGCGCCGGACAGGATATGGAGCGGAGGCGGCACGCTTGAAGGCTACCATGTTTTTTCAAGCGATCCTAATGTGGCATTCTCAGGCTGGAAGCTCGGAACAGATTCACGCATTTATCCGACGGGAGTTAGTCTTGAAGGTACTTCTGGAGATGTTGCGTCGTGCTATTTACGCCCGGGTGCAGGCGATATGATAATGAGCGGATCAATTACGTATTTGGCAGGAGGACAAGCATGACTGAAATAATAGTAGCTCTTATTACGGGAGGACTGACACTTATCGGCGTGGTAATATCCAACGCGACGTCGAATAACAAAATACAAAATCAGCTTCAAACATCTCAGGCTGTGACAGATACAAAGATAGAAGAGCTAACAAGGGAAGTGAGAGCACATAACGGATTTGCTCAGAAGATTCCCGTGCTTGAAGAGAAAATCGAAGTAGCAAACCACAGAATAAGAGATTTGGAGGACAAAACAAAATGAAACTCAACAGAGAAAGAATACTCAGAACTGCGATACAGTCGGCGGCAGGCGCGGGAGTTTCGCTCATAACGGCTTTGCTTGCTGATTTTTCAAAGCCTGGCATAATCATAGCTCTTGCTCAGTTTGCGGGAACTGTAGCTACGGCTGTTCTCATGAACATTCAGAAGCAGGCGGAGGAAATGGACGATGCCTAAAATAATGATCGACCCCGGGCACGCGGGAAGCTATTACAATGCTTCCCTTGTTGTTCCCGGATACTACGAATCAAATATGACGTGGAATCTCGCATGGAAGCTCAAAGCTGTGCTTGAGGCTAAAGGCTTTATCGTTGGACTTACACGATGGAACAAGAACGACGATCCTGAGCTGACGGCGAGAGGAAGGAGCGCCGCAGGATATGATCTATTCCTGTCGCTTCACTCAAACGCCTCAGGAAATGAATCGGCAAACGCTCCGTGGATGATACATTTTGCTAACGACAGCAAAACATTACTTGATGAAAAGTCAAGAGCAGCAGCTGAAACGATAGGCGGCGTTGTATCACAAGTTATGGGAATCGGCGCGCCTTACTATTACACAAAGAAGGTCGATTTCGACCGAGACGGTAACGGATACCTTGATGACGAATACTACGGAGTGTTGTTCGGCGCAAAGAGTGTTGGCGTGCCGGGCGTGATAATCGAGCACGGATTCCATACAAACAAAAAAACAGCCGAATGGCTGATGATAGACAGTAATTTAAGCAAGCTTGCGGAAGCGGAAGCTTCGGCGCTTGCAAAATATTTCGGTATATCGAAGGAGGAAGAAGCAATGACAGATACAGAGAAAAAAGAATTTGCTGCACTGAAGGCGGAGGTGGAAAATCTCGCAAAAGAGAACAAGAGGCTGCAGGATAAGATCGGGACAGTGTCGGGCGAAAACGCCGATCTTAAGAAAAGGCTTGACCATTATGACGATATGGGCGTATACGATAACGCAGCTGTCAAGTGGGCGTACATAGACGGCAATCTCCCCAACTGGGCGAAGCCTACGATAAAGAAGCTTGTGAACAAGGGACTGCTTAAAGGCGGCGACAAGAATTCGCTTGAATTGTCAAGGCTTATGATGAGGATTCTTGTAATACTCGATCGTGCTGGAACATTTGGGTAATGTTTGTTTTTTTGTTCAATTTTGCATATACTGAAAGATATTAATACGCCTAATGAAATTACGCATAATCATTCCATTGTAGCTATCAGAGATTCATTTAACAAATATCCAAACCGTTTTTTGTTATATGATGATCCTAAGTGGGAGTGCAGATTATTTATTAATTATAAAGATAACGTCAATAATGAAAGTTTTATTAAAGACCACATTTTTAGAGAACTAAAAGTGGATATTACTAAAATTAAAATAAATTACATCTCACAGATTATCAGTGAAAAAGTATCCGGTAGAGATAATCGAAGGAAAGTATATTGTCATAAGTTATTCTTAACGACAATTGATGAGTTTCCTGAATATATGAAAAAAGATACTTTTGAATGTGATGGACGGACTTATCATTGGAAGAGTATTGTTGAACTTGAAAACGATGGCGCAGCAATGGAGAAAAATTCTGATATCATTCGATTTGTAAAAGAAAATATATAAGAATAAAGAAATAACCGCTTTGTATCCAACATGGCGGTTATTTCTTTAACTGACTTAAAGGGAACAACAAGAATTCGCTGGAACTCAGCAGACTTATGATGAGAATTCTTGTGATTCTTGATAGGGTGGGGACGTTTGGGTGAGAATTTGTAAATATATCTGCTATATAAGCATATACTAATACAGTAACGAAAAAGCTTATAATCCAAAAATAGCATTTTTTGAAACTTTTTATAACTTTTCAAAATGTTATTGACAATATATCGAAAATCCGTTATAATGACAATGAAGGATGTAAAATTGTATTCTATAGCATGATGACACATTAAAGTTGTCATCTCTATTTATGCGCTTATATCCTGAATAAATTTGAAAGCAATAAATGGAGGTATATGTTAATGGCAACTACGTCAATCACAAAACAGTTTGTTGTAAAAGACAAAAAAGCATTTAACAACTTATTGAAAACCGTTGAAAAAGTTCCCAAGAGGACAATTATTGCCAAAGACGGTACTTCTTTAAGTAAGGGGCGAGAGATATTAAAACAGTTCTCACCTCGCTGAGTGAATTGCTTAATAAAGCTGCCGATAATGTTGATTTTGACAGAGCATTAAAGGCAGCTCTTCTTTCTTTTAAATGTGTCCAAGATGAGGACATCGAAAATTTTTTGCACAATAAAGCTGAGGACTTTATAAATCGAAAGCTATGTCAGGTTTACTTAATTTTAAATGAAGATGATTTCAGAAATGGCTTTATAAAAATTGAAGCTTATTTTACATTGTCGTTTAAAAGTATGATTTCAAATCCGAATAAGATAAGTCTCAGCAAAATTAGAAAAATTTCGGGCAATAAAAAATCAAAGACATTGGATTTTGTTTTGATAGGTCAATTAGGAAAACATGTCGAATATTTGAATGGAAATTATATACGATCAGAGATATCCGGAAATGAAATTCTCGATACTGTTTTTGACGTTATAAAAGAAATCGATGCATTGATTCCATGTAAGTTCGCATTGATAGAATGCAACAACGAAGCAAAAGTAAAAGAATTCTATGAAAATTATAATTTTTCATTTTTTCAACACGATGACAATCATAATCAATACATAAAGTTTATAGAGTAAAATAATAAGGGTGTAAGGCAAAAACAAGCTTTCCTCTTCATGAGAATGTTATAGAAAAGTCCTTTTTGAGCTAAGGGTTTATCTCTCAAACAACAGTGAGTCGTCTCTGCTACAGACGGCTCACTTCTTCTCTTTATTGGAGCTTATGATGAGAATTCTTGTGGGTGCTCGATAGGGCGGGAACATTTGGGTGAGATTACCAATATTTCATGTTGCATGTCGTGTTGCATTTTGTTCTGAAATACTGAAATATATTCCACTATGCTAAAATATATTTCAATTTATGAGAATCGAAATATCCCTGTAAATAAAGGGAAAATCAAAAGAACGCCGTATTTCAGCGCTCTTTTGATTCTCTGGGATAGCTGGATTCGAACAAGTATATAATGTTCAATGATCGCCGTATTATTTGTGATTATTTTGTATCGTGTTGCATATCGTGTTGCATTTGTGCTAAATATCCATTTATAGTGCTTGTAACTTCGTCTTGTTTTTCTTTCATTGTATGCTGATAAACAGTCTTAAGCATATTCGGTGTAGCGTGTCCCATGCGTTCCATGGCGTATTTATCCGGCACACCGAGAGAGAGCATCATAGAAGCATAATAGTGTCTTAGATCGTGAAAGCGGATCGAACCGAGCTTGAGTGATTTTATTTTCTTTGCAAAAGCATTTGAAATGTTCGCAGGCTTGAGCATCACATAATTAGGATCGTCTGCGGCTTTTCTCAGCTTCTCAATAACAAAATCAGGAGCTTCTATAGTCCGATAGCTTGAATAAGCCTTAGGAGCTTTCAGAACCCAGTTATTGTCACTGTCAAGTACCATGGCTCTGTTTATTGTAACGGTATTATTTTCGTAATCTACTGAATTGTGAAGATCAAGAGCGGATATTTCGGATCGTCTCATTCCGAGGCATGCACCTAAGTATACCGGGAGCTCAAGCATTGTTCCTTCAACAGAATCAAATAATACTTTCAGCGTTTCCTGATCGGGTATTACTATATCATTTTTTATCTTCTTCGGCAGAAGTACTTTAAATTTCTTATCCGGAAGATATGTGGAGAGGGAAGCGGAGATAAGTCCGTACACGTTTTTTACAGATTTAGGGGATAAACGCGTTGATTCTCGGCTTATCTCTGCTTGCAGTATTTCGCTTGTTATATTGGATATTTTTATATCCATAATCTGTTGAGCGTAGTTGACCCGATATTTCTTGTATTCTCGTACAGTTTTAGGTGAGAGTACACCCTCTCGGTTACTTATATAATTGTCTATGGCATCACCGAGCGTCATAGATAAACGGGAGGGGCGTTTAAGCTTGTATTCCGAAGCAAGGAATTCTGCTTCGCTTTTTGTTTCGGCAGTAAATGATTCGTATTTGCGTTTGCCGTTTGCGTCTGTTCCTGCGTACACAAGTACGCGCCAATTACCGCTCGGCAGCTTCTTAGCTTTTGCCATGTTCCTCTCCTATTTGAAATATTATAACAGAAAATGTACTATTGTCAATATAAAATCTCCGAATCAGAGTTTTATTTTTTATATTTTTTCCTTTAGAGCTTCAAGAAGTTTATAGAATGCAGGTCGATAAACAGATGCAACATTTGCATAAACCTTTTTTGCAGTTTCTTCATCGTAGATATGTGATGTTGTATTTCTTGAATTTAATATATTTATCCACACTGCTTCATCATTGATTATGCCGTCTGCATATGCCGTTTTCATAACAGACTTTGGACTGTTAATATCTGTGTATCCTTGATCGAGAAGATATTCTCTCATTGTTTTCCATGCAAGCTCGGTGCAAAATTCAAAACGTTGTAAAGCACCGTCGCGTATTGAATCAAGAGCAAATTTATCGTAGTCGGCTATAGACTCGTCAAGCCGCCTTAAGGCGTTTAGGTAGTTAGCAAATTTTATTCCTGTTTTATCCATAATTAAAATTCCGTCCTTTTTTATATTTGTAAGTAAATCAGGCGATGTATTATCTGTTATAAAAATAATATCAAACTGAAGCAAGGTTTCAATTTCATCTATGTCAGAGCAGAAAGAAGCATGCTTATTTTCTGCAAGACCGAATACAGCGATATCAATATCGCTTTTCGGATGTTCGTCATTGCGTGCACGTGAACCGAACAAGACTATTTTATCGACTTTATATTTATGCCCGAGGTTATTGATTTCGTTCTTTATATTTATTGGTATCATTTTACCAACCTCACATCGCTTTTTTCGCTCAGAAGGTATTTTTCAATTTTCAACACATCAGGCTGGGTGGGAGTGAATTTAATCCCTTTACGTATCATACCAAGTGTTACACGACATTTTCTTTTTATTGTTTTGGCGAGAGTTTCACTTGTAACTCGCAAATGATTTCCACGGATAGTATATTTGTTTTTTATGTATTTTTCGGAAATAGGGAATATATCCTGAATTAAAAAGGCGCTTTCTTTACCGTTATCAAGTTTTGCAACATGCAGAATATCGCACTTTTTACCGCTTTGTTCACGTTTATCAATTATTTTTTTATATTTATCCACTCTACTGCTCATCGGAATCATCCAATATAAGTCGGTAGATTTATCATACATTGCGTAATAATGCGGTCTGTGCTCGCATTTATTTCCTTTAAGGTATGGATCGGGAAATTCAATAAAGAATTGATCTGATATTATATAAAAGCCGCTTTCAGTCACGTAAATGTCCTCTCTGTACTAAGAAAAAGCGCTCTTCCACCTAAGTAAGAAGAGCGCACCCCGCCATTTATATACTGCATACGGGTCAGCAGTAAACTTTCAACCCGACCACTTATATACCGCCATATCGGTCAGCGGTAAACTTGCACTGATACTGCATAAACAGAATCAGATATGCTTATTATATGCTTTTGCACTCTTATTATATCACAGATTATGAAATGTTTCAATATGGGACAAAAAAAATAATTTGTTAATTTTCTATCTACCTCACATCGCTTTGAAAAGCTATTACTTTGAAAAATAGTACGTAAATTATAGATTCCAAAATTTTCTAATAAAATTAATCATAATTCATTGACAGAACGGCTGTTCTGTGGTACAATGAAATACACATGAGAACAATTGTTCAACAGGGATATAGTTAAAATAAGACATAATATTCCATAATTAGGGAATATGATATATTATTTATCCCAAAAAACCGTATATTATCCCAAACTATACCAATTTAGCAAAATATATGATATGATTACATTATTAGTGATATAACTGAAAGGAGAGACTATGGATAATGAGTCTGTTGAACAGGTATTTCTAACGAATGAGATTACAGACCAGTTAAAAAGACTTTATGAAATTGCCGCTAAATTAAGCGCAAAAGACATCAAAGCTGCTATTTCTTTTTTTGAGACTCTACTAAAAAAGTAAGATAACGCTCGGCTTCGTCCAAATATTCGGGTGGTAAATTCCCGATAAGCGAGTACAGTTTCTTCAAATCATCCGATTCTATATCGGATGAGGGTGGAAACTGTCTTTGCGTATTCAAACTATCGGCATCTTCAGGGGGATTTGTGTCTTCTTGATCCCACCCCATAATGACGGCTGGGGATAAATCAAGAGCTTTTGCTAAGGATACAATTTTATCCCTTCGCATATTCGCGATATTACCGCTTTCCCACCTTGAAATTGTGCCTTCACTTACACCAACTTTATTTGCAACGTCAAGCATAGTTAAACCTAATTCTATTCTTCTGTTTTTTAAGATAGATTGTATATTCAAACTCTCACCTCCGTCAATTATAAGTTTATTATATATTACTATATGCAAAAAAACAAGAAGTAAAATAAAAAAACTTGCTTTTTTGCAACTTTTTCTATTGACAGATAAAAATAACTGTGATATACTATACTTGCGAAAACGCAAGAAATGAGGTAAATAAATCTGTGTTTAATAAAACAAAGTTTGAGCAAATATTGCGTGAAAAGAACACAACGAAAAAAGAAATTGCATATCTTATAGGTGTAAATGAGTCTACATTATATAGAAAAATTCAGAATGGTGGCAATTTCGACAGGTATGAGATTGACAAGATTGTTAAGGCTCTTGAAATAGAAGATCCAATCAATATTTTTTTTGCGCAATAGCTTGCGTATATGCAAGACACTTTTGGCTAAAAAAACAAAAGCGGCTGTTGCCAGCCGCGGGGAGTGAGCAAGGTAATGAAACCTATAATTGCCATAGTTTTATCGTCTATAATTATAACCCATTTGTGCGGAGTATTTTCAGGAGCAGTAGTATTTTTGCTTTGGATGTATATTTTGCAAAAATGCTAATATAAAAAAAACAGATAAATAATACTAGACACAATCAAAACTACAAGCTTCCATATTTCAGCTAAATTAAAATATTCAAAAAATGTCATAATGGTAGCAGGAACTAGTGCAAACAAAGATATTTTTATAAATGGCCTGATGTATAACCACTTTTGTTTTTTAGTCATTCTGATAAAGATATCATAAAAATTTTCAGAAGGGTATCCTAAGGCTTTTTTCAATAATTCATACTCAGTGTCTACTTGATGCTTGATAATACGCAAGGTTTTGTTAAAGTCGGAGTCTTTAGCGATATTGGATGATAAGTCACAACATAGACTATGTAATTGCGGAAATACAAGAATATAATTTTCATCTAAAATCATAGACATTTTTTCTAGACAAATTTTAGCTTTTTCAATATTGGACGGTATTTTTACTGTATTAAACATCTTATACAAAGGTAAATATACTTTTTCTAATTGAAATTGCTTTATGGCTAAACGATTTGGTTTAGTTGTGGTATATTTTGTGACGCGATAAGTTGTAAAGGCAACAACAATAATACCTATAAGACTAATATAATTTTCATTATTTATCAATTTTAATATCAGATTTTTTAGCGCATCAAAAATTTCACTCATCTATTCACCTCAGGCTTGTCCGTCCTGCCGAGCAGGTAGTCAACTGAGCAGTCGAGGTAGTCGGCGATTTTTACTATAGATTCTACTCTCGGATAGTAGCCGCCTGACTGCATAGAAGATAACGTATTTATGCTTAATTCGCATTTTGAAAGAAGTTCTTTCAATGTTACTTTTTGTTTTTTGGCAAGCTCTTTAATTGTAATCGCAACTTCTTGTGAATTTTTCATAAAAAACCTCCCTTTATTTTGTGCAATCATACAAATCATAAGAACTTGTGATATTTCTATTGATAATCACAAGAACTTGTGATATAATATAATCATGTTAAGGGTTACGCCTTAATGATACCACAGAAAGGGGATAAAAGCAATGAGCAGGAATAAAAAAAGTCGCAAGAACAACACACTTGAAAAACTCGTTCTTGCGACCGCAATAATCCAACTCATCAAATCGCTGATAGAACTTATCGGCAAAATGATAGAGTAAGAAAGAGGGGAAAATCCCCTCTTCCAAGGATACTATATTTTCAGCTCGTTGTCAATATAAAAATGAAAAAAGGAGATGAAAAGATGTTACAAACAGCGTCAGTCATATTGAATATAGCAGTAATTATACTATCTGTATTACTGATTGTTACGATAATAAGGAGGTGGCATTGAATGGGAGAAAAGTTGAAAAGGGCAATGGATAACTGCGATGTTACTCAAGCGGAGCTTGCAGAAGCCGTGGGCGTTACACAGGCTTTTATGAGTTACATGGTCAACGGCATAAAGAAACCGTCTATAGACGTACTCAAAAGAGTTGCTGAATACCTTCATGTTTCAATGGAAGATTTGTTTTAAAGTTAAACCGAAACGGAAGTGAACCACTATGAATGAAATAGAGATTTTCAATTATCTTACAGATCGCTATGTAAATATTGCAGCCTGCATACGAGAAGCACGGAATAATAAAGACAAAACAAAGGAACAAGTTAATTGCGGAGCAAAAGCGGCAGTTTCATGGATTCTTTCAGATTGTTTTGGCGTTAATATTAGACGTAATTGCGAACGTACTGTAACGTTTAGTAATATGGAGATCAGCGTAACCAAAGATATTCCTGAGATTGCAGAGTATTAGTCATCAAAGTTAGTTATAACTTCATCAGGTACGTCAAGGGCGCAAGCAATTTGTGATAAGTATGTATGAGGAGAGAACATCATGAATTATTTTCATTTCTTTTTGCTAATATCGCAGGGAGCATGCTTGATATTGCTAATTTTGGATAGATTGAATAAGCGCTAATATAAAGCCGACTGGAGAATAACATGAATCGTAAACGAGGTGAAGCTGCAATCAATATTTTGATATACAGTGCCGGAATAATCATTGGATATATTTTGTTAAGACTATTAGGAAAGATTTAAATGCTTAATTATGTATTGCGTTAGTATTGCAGTTAATATTCCTAATAACCATATCAAAATGGGTTTTAAAATTTTCCAAAACTTTTTTATGCGCCGTCGGTATAATTGTTTATGTTCAAAAGCAACTTCTTCTTTTCTTTGAATTTCATTATATCTTTGATGTTCTTCGGGAGAAGCGTCGCTACTAATCCAATAGACAGTTTCCTTAGACTTTTTCATTTATTCACCTCAGGCTTATCTGTTCTGCCGACAAGATAATCTAAAGATACGCCCAACTCATCGGCAAGATCGCAGGCGGTATGAAAGCGAAGCGGCGCTGTTCCATCAATTATTTGCTCACAGAATTCACGGTCAATACATGCTGCTTCTAAGTCTGCCGAATCGCAATTCCTATATTCTTCAGCAAATCTTTCTCTGAATGCCTCTTCCCATTCGCTGTGGAATGACATTGGTGTGTCGTCGTTGGAGCGACCGATCAAATAATCTGTAGATACATCAAAATAATCGGCTAAAGCACATAATACTTCAAAACTTGGTGAGCGTCTGCATTTTTCAAGTAAACGTACAGCTTCATCTGAAACATCCAAGTAATCGCTTAATTTAGTTCGGGAAATTCCTTTGTATTTACGAAGCGAGGATAAGCGAAAAGAAAATGAATTTCTATAATCCATATAAAACCCCTTGGCAATCCAACTTTAAGTTGGTATAATGGAGCTACCAACTTAAAGTTGGATAGCGAGAGAAAGGAGGACGAATGCAATTGAGGATAAAACAAGAGCGCATTGTTAAAGGCTGGAGCAATGAATATGTAGCTAAGCAAGTAGGGATAACAAGCGAAGCAATCAGATTGATTGAAAATAATAAAAGAAAGCCGTCGTATAACGTTCTTGTTAAACTCGAAAATTTATTCAACCTAAGCCATCGAGAGCTTTTCCGAGAAATCGATGACTAATTGAATTATAACACAAACAGGAGATTTGTCAAGAAAAAAATAATAAGGAGAAATCTAAAATGGAAATGCAAGTATTTGAAAATACAGAGTTTGGCTCTGTAAGAACAATCGTAAAGGACGATGAGGTTTACTTCGTCGGTAAAGATGTAGCGGAGATTCTCGGGTACAGCAATACAAAAGATGCTATTGCGACTCATGTTGATGACGACGACAAGTCAATTCTTCAAAGGTCGAGTTTTCCGACCATTGAAAATCACCTACCTAAATCTGTATTCCCTGCAAACTTTGTACCGGCTGATATTCCAAATCGTGGGTTGACAATTATAAATGAGAGCGGATTATATTCTCTAATCCTTTCAAGCAAGCTCCCCAAAGCAAAGGAATTCAAACGCTGGGTAACTTCCGAAGTACTGCCTACAATACATAAGCACGGCGGATATCTCACTCAGGAGAAGATCAACGAGGTTTTGACTGACCCTGATACAATCATTCGCTTGGCAACTGCTCTTAAAGAAGAACAGACAAAGACAAAACAGCTAAGTGCTATAAATTCCGCATTAGTAGTTGAAAACGCTATAGCCAAGCCTAAAGTTGAATATTTTAATGAACTCGTGGAAAGGCATCTTCTTACCAATTTCCGCGAAACAGCTGCCGAACTCGGCATAAAGCAGAATGCGTTTGTTAAGTTTCTTCTTGATAAGAAATACATATACCGCGATAAAAAAGGCAAGCTGACGCCTTATGCCAACCGAAATGATGGCTTGTTTGAACTCAAAGAATGTTTTAACGATAAAACACAATGGAGCGGCACTCAGACACTTGTGACACCTAAGGGCAGAGAGACATTTAGACTGTTATGCTTGAGCTGATAGGAGGTGAGAGAAGATGAAGCTAATAGAAATGGAAAAAGATCTTCTCTTCTTGATTGTCAGCCACGCTTAAAATCTCCTTAACGAGGGTGAATAAAGGTAAAACAAAAAAGAAACAGCTAACGGAAGTGTGTTTTCCGATAGCCGTTCTCCAAATTTGTTTACCCTGTTACGCTTTGCAAGTTTTCACTACGCATGAACACACCACACGCTTCTGTTAAGCGCTCTGCCACTTTTGCAGTTTTGGTTCTGCATTATGTTATGCCTTTCGCTGGCAGATTTGAAGAGTACGTAATACGGTGGGGTATTTAGGATACCAACCTGCGTTTTAACCTCTTCCCTGAGGTGCTCCGCCGTATTCGTTGCTGCATTTAGCCGGTTTAAAGTGCTTTGGCACCACTATTGCGACTTCATAATAAGGGAGCAGGCAAGTTCAAAAATTGGCTCAAAGAGACCACACTCCTTACTTGCCGACAGGCATGTATACATTATAGCGCATATTCGCAAATATGTCAAATTACAGAAACGGAGGTAGATAAACATTAAAACAAACGAATGGATAAAAGAAAGCCTAAAGACAAAAGGCATTACGCAAAAGGAACTTGCTTGCAGAGTAGGAATAAATCATACAGTGCTCAGCGATAAGCTTAGATGCAAGCGTGAATTTCTATATTCGGAAGTAGTACATATATGTGCTGAATTGAATATAGAAAATCCGCTACCGCTCTTTCAGACAAAAAAACTGAAGGATAAACGATAAACAAAACACTCTCGCGATATGGAGTGCAGGAGACCGGATTTGCCTTTGACGGTTAAACGGTCATTCGGTACGACCGTAAAATACAACCGGCGGTGCGGCTTGTAAAATGTATGCTTCTTAGCTCCTTTCGGAGCATACGCCGTCTACGGTTTCCTGTGCTGCATATCGCGAGAGAAAAATTAAATGAAGCGAGGCGAAAACATGACAGAAGAGCAAAAAAAGAAGCTCTATGAAGAGTTTGAGCACTACTTCAAAGGCTTCAAAAAGAGCGATATTGATATCGTACCTGTTACCGAATGTCCGACAGAAAACCGATACAAGATATGGTATCAGGGTAAAATGTCCGGCATATGGGATACATACAAAAATACGTTTGTAGAGTAGGAGGTAGAACATGAAAACAGCAAAAGATGTGAAAATCAGCAAAAGAAAGTTAGAGCAAGAGCGCAAAAAGCTTACATATGCAATTAAGGGAGGTATGGGCGCAAAAAAATTGAACACGACGCAGCTTGCTAATATTATAGGACTTGCGCCGGCAACACTTTATAGAAAGCTCGCTGACGTAAATAAATTTACGTTTGAAGAACTTTTGAGAATTTCTGAAGCTCTCGAACTTGAAATGCTTACACTGAAGATGAAGGAGTTCATAGCGTGACGATGAATGGTAAAGAAAGAGGACTGCTCTGCGGGAACAGAAACAGTCCAGGGTGGAATAAGAAATTCTCTGAGGATATTATATCTCAGAGAGAAGAAAATGTCAAGAGGTATAGGAGGAAATAAAATGAATTTACACGATGTTTTATGCGAAATAGGCTTAATATGGTGCGCGGCGATACTGACGATGGGATTTATAATCATCACAGTGCCGTACATATCAAGAGCTGTATATACGCTATACCGAGAGGGCAGACGGCAGTACAGAAGGCTTAAGCATTACAGTGAGATCAAACGATTTGACCGAGAACGTAAAAATGCTGTAATGCGCCGTACGTTCAAACGCGAGAAGATATGCCGTAAGGGATATAGGCTTACTACAAGATAACAGAAGGATAAAAAACATGTATATATGTGATGCTTGCCGTGAGACATTTGAAAAACCGAAGATCATTTGTGAGAGTCACGGTTTTAACGACGGACTATATGAATTCTTCGCCGTATGTCCGAATTGCAACGGTATCGGAGATATCCGCAAAGCCAAAAAATGCGAATGCTGTGGAGAGTATTTTCCTGCGGATGAAATCTTCCTTGAAATGTGCAGTGAGTGCTCTGATGACACAATAGAGGAATTCAAAAGGCTTATCGGTGATAACTTCACAGATAAGCAAATTGCCTATATAAATGCGTTCTATGAAGGGAGTGTATTCCCGTGACTTACATACAACGGCTTCGTGAGTATGAGGCGGAGAAAAAACGGCTGCGGTGCGAGTGCAAAAGCTCATCAGAATACACAGCCAAACTGAAATTACTTATCAAAAAATTAAAGATATAAGGAGATCACTCAAATGATTAAGAAACCAGAAGAAATGGATTTTTCCGACAAGAATATCATCATGATAATTGCAGGGCTTCCGGGAACGGGAAAAACTACTACTGCGCTGTCAGCTCCCGATGTGCTTTTGCTTGATGCCGACGAAGGTATTGTTAGGGTAAAGCCTGAGCATCGCCGTGACAGCTCGTTGTGTAAGAAATATGAAGAGCTGCTTGACGATGTAAAGAACGCTGAGGGGAACTACAAAACTATCGTTGTTGATACGGCAGGTGCGCTGATTGAAATGATGAAGGATTGGGCGATCAGAACTGAGCCGTCAGCATCTAAGAAGTCAGGCGGGTTCAGCCAGCAGGGTTACGGGATAATCAAGACCGAGTTTCTTCGCCTGTCAGCGGAACTGAGACGCAAGTTTAATGTCGTTTTCCTTTTCCATGCGACTAAGGACAAGCAGGAAGACACGGTATTTTATGATATTATATGCGAAGGCTCGGCGAAAAATCTTGTTTGGCAGCCGGCAGACCTCGGCGCATATATGTTCATTCAGAATGGAGAGAGATATCTCGGATTTACGCCGACGGAAAACTACAACGCAAAGTCAGCATACGGAATTCGCGGACTTATAAAAGTACCTGAGCTGAAGGACTGTGACAAAAATGAGTTTTTAACCGCTCTTTTTGCAAAGGTCAAAGAAAACATATCCGCAGAAAGTAAAGTACTCAGAGCGCAGCAGGAGATATACGAGACTGCTATCGCTTCGGGTAATACGATCTTGGCGGCTATAGCAAATCCTGAAGACGCGCTTCCTGCTCTTGATGCTGTCCGCTCTCTTGAACATGCCCTGACAAGCAAAAAAGAGCTTGAAGCTGCGTTTAAGGAACTGATGAAGAATAACGGCTGGATTTATTCAAAAGAGGCAAAGTCGTATGTCGCAAAGTCCGAATAAACCGTATCTCATAACTCAGAGCCTGATATCATCGTGGCTGTGGTCGTATAAAACCGAGGAAGGCTATAAAGAATTTCTTGATACCTTGAAGCGTAAGAAAAAGCCGCCGAATAAAGCTATGCTTAACGGTATGCACTTTGAGAATGTTATAAACTCGGTACTTGACGGTCAGCAAATAGGTGCAGACCATAAGTGGTATAAGCCGATATGTGCACTGTCGGACATTTTGAACGGCTCACAGAAGCAAGTAAAGCTGTCTCGGAATATTACAGTAAGCGGAGTCCCGTTTGTACTGTACGGCATATTTGATTTTCTGAAAGCCGGGGTTATATATGATACAAAATTCAGCACAAAATATCACGTCGGTAAGTATTTAACCTCACCGCAGCACCCGATGTATTTTGCACTGTGTCCCGAGGCTTACAAGTTTACGTATCTCATATGTGACGGTAAGTATGTGTACAGAGAAACATATTATCCCGACGACACAGTGCCGATTGAAAAAACTATATCGGAATTCACGGCGTTTCTTGAACGTCAAAATCTCACAGACCTTTATAAAGAACTGTGGATATCTAAATATTAAAATAACGGAGAATAAAATTATGTGGAATTACACACCTGAAGAAACAACAAGAGCAGTAGTCGGAGATTACCGCTGTGCAGTAGCGGACGCTTGGGAGGCAGTGAGCAAAAGTTCCGGCAAGAATATGATCGTCGTAACTGTGAAGATTAACGGAACTAACGTAAAGGTAAATCATTATTTTGTTGAGGGAGAATACTTTAACCGTAATATCACAAGCTTTTTCGACAGCTTCGGTATAAAACGCGGAGACTTCAATCTTCTCGGCTGGGTAGGCTGCATAGGCGCTGCAAAATTCTGCGAGGACGATCAGGGCTACACAAAAGTTAAGTGGTTTTTATCACCTGAACAATCCGAAAAGCTCCCTGCATGGGAAGGAGAAGTTCCTGAAAGACAGACGGTATCAAACCTTGTAGACGTGACGGACGATGACGATTTGCCGTTCTGACAGAGGTAAATATGCGTAAGTACATAACCGACGCGGAAGTGACGAGGCGTTTAAAAGAAATGTGCGTAATTTGTGACAGCAGGGAACAGGTGAATACGCATATTACGGGGTATCTTGACAGAAAAAAGATACCCCGATGTACTCGGGGGCTTGAAATCGGCGATTACTCAGCTATGCTTGAGGACATGACACTTGAGAATGATCTTGTGATTGAACGCAAAGCTTCTCTTGATGAGCTGTGCGGCAATATGAGTGCAGACCGCAACCGTTTCGAGAGAGAATTCCTTCGTGCAAAAGCAAACGGAACAAAGGTACATTTGATTATTGAGAATGCTTCATGGAGTCGCATATTTCTTCATGATTATGTTTCTAAGTTATCACCGAAATCGCTGATGGCAACGCTCCTGTCTTGGCAGGTAAGATACGATATAACAGTTACCTTTTGTAATCCCGATGAAAGCGGTAAGATTATATACGGTATACTTTATTACGCTGTAAGGGAGGCGCTTAAAAATGGAACTGCCGTTTGAAAAAGAAGCAATGAAGGGCACTTCATTGCCTGACAATATGAGCCTTTCAGATATAAAAGCGTATGAAGCGCTCAGATTATTATACTATTCATATAGGAAAGGTATAGTATCTCGTGAGAAGGCAAAGTGGGAGAAAGAAGATATCGCAGGAAAATGGGTTTTGGAGAAAAGCGAGGAAGAGTTTGCAAACAGGAACAACAAGGCACTTGAGTATCGCATCGGCAAAGCTTCGGAAGAGTATGTGAAAAACAGGACACTCGAAAACGCGGACAACCTATACGCGGCGTTTTACGGACTGCCGCATAACTGGAGAGAGGACTTACAGTGAGTTATACGTTTAAGTCAGAGGACGTTTTAGACTTTGCCGACTCAATCCGTTCAGAAGTACACATAAAGGGAGACGAGCTTGTTTTCAAATACTGCCCGTACTGTGAAGGCGGAAGGCATAGTGACAGAGAGACTTTTTCTGTTAACTTAGAGAGCGGAGCTTTCTGCTGCCTTCGCGCTTCGTGCAGCATGAGCGGACACTTTGTAGAGCTGGCGCGTGATTTTAACTTTCAGCTTGATTTTGAAGAACCGAAGGTATATAAAAGGCTTTCGCAAAAGCCGATCAGTGCAAAACCGTCTGCCGTTGCCTACCTTGAAAGCCGGGGAATCGGCAGAGCGGTGACGGAAAAATATAAGATATCTTGCCTTAAAAACGATCCGACAACAATAGCGTTCCCGTTTTATGATAATACAGGCGAGCTGGTGTTTGCTAAATACCGCCGAACGGTAAAGCACCCCGGTGAACGTAAGCATATGAAGGAATGGAGCGAGTCGGGAGCAAAGCCGATATTATTCGGCATGATGCAATGCGAGGACTTTTCGCGGCTTGTGATAACCGAGGGACAGATAGATTCTCTTTCCGTTGCCGAAGCAGGTATAAAAAACGCCGTTTCCGTTCCGAACGGAGCTAAGGGCTTCACTTGGCTTCCGCACTGTATAGAGTGGATGTCTAAGTTTGACGAAGTTGTTGTATTCGGTGATAATGAGCACGGCAAAATAACGCTGTACGACACGCTGAAAACGCGCTTGCCGCAACAGGTAAAGAGAGTCAGACGTGTAGATTATTTGGGCGAAAAAGACGCTAACGATATTTTGAGGAAGTACGGCAGGAATGCTGTGGCGAAATGCGTGGAGAAAGCCGAAGTTCCTAAGATGCCGAATGTCAAGGATCTTTCTTCGGTAGAAGCGATAGACCTCAACAATCTCCCGAAAATATATTCAAACATACAGGAGCTTGACCGCGTGACGGGAGGGCTTGCCTTCGGTCAGCTTGTGCTTCTCACAGGAAAGAGAGGGAAGGGCAAATCCACCTTTGCAAGCCAGCTTCTCGCTGACGCACTCGATCAGGCACAGTCTATATTTGCATATTCGGGAGAACTTGCCGATTTTCATTTTAAATCGTGGCTTGATTTGCAGCTTGCAGGTGCTTCAAACACAGAATGCGTACCGAACGCGTGGCATGAACTTGAGTATTATATCAGCGACGACATTCTGAAGCGCATATCCGCATGGTATAAGGGCAGGGCATACATCTATGACAACAGCTATATTCCTGAGGACGGAGAAGAATATGAGACGCTTGCTGACACGATAGAACGAGCCATTATGCAGTACAATGTTTCCGTTGTGCTGATAGATAATTTAATGACGGCTATGGAATGTATTCCGTCAAATGATAATTTATATCAGGCACAGAGCAATTTTGTGCTGCGGCTTCAAAAGATCGTTAAAAAGCATAAGGTACTTATAATTCTCGTTGCACACCGCAGGAAAGGAAGCGGAGACTTTGATAACGATGATGTTTCGGGATCGGGAAACATAACAGACGCTGCCGATATTGTGATGTCATACGAGCGTAATGAAGTCCCTCGCGGTGAGCAAGGAGACACTTCTCCGGGAGGTCGGCTGACAGTCTCAAAAAACCGACTATCAGGCAAGCTTGCCGTAGGAGATCATGCTATAAATCTATTTTATGATGCAGCATCGAAACGTATCTTCGGTGCATCCAACCGTGATAAACATTACGGCTGGGAAGCCCAAAAGCCGTTTGAGGCAGCTCCCGATATTTACAATGAATTACTGTGATTTGATAATGATTATCATTTTTGGGAGGAATATTTGTGGATTTGGAAAAAACAATAAGCGCATGTCCTGCATGCAACGAATGTCCGAGAAATAAATCCGAGAGCTCATGTAAGGGATATTACAGAAAATGTGACAAGTGGCTGTATTGGTTTTATAAAACATGGGGAGGAATACGCAGAAGCGCAGCTTCAGCAAAGGATGAACGCGCATACAGATTGAATGCGCTTATGGGTGAATTAAGGAAAGCAGGAAAGGTGAAATAAAAATGGGAGACAGTAAAAAGAGAAAAAGCTTTGTTTTCTACGATAGCTTTCTTGAGGTAACTGAAGAATTACCGCGAGAAGATCAGCTCGACTTTTTGACAAAGATAATACGCTTTGCTTTATTTGGCGAAGAGCCTGAGTTTGACAGTTTGGCAACAAGAATGACATTTAAAGTTATTCGCCCGGTGATAGAAACTTCAAACAATAGATATCAAGCATGTGTTAATAATGGCAAAAAAGGCGGTGCACCAAAGGGTAATAAAAACAGAGCTAAATCTAAGGAAAAACAACCAGACAATAAACCAAAGATAAAGCCAGACGTTCAACCTGAATTTAACCTTAATTATAATTATAATGATAATGAGAATTATAATGAAAATTATAATTCAAATGAGAATGATAATTATAATCAAAAGAATGATAAATCCGCTGACGCGTCTTTACATTCTCCCTCCGGTGACGGAAATGCCCCTGATGGGCATTCCGCCCCGTCGGGGAACACACCAGTGAGCAAGTCGGGAATAAATTGGCAGGAGATGACATGGCAGGAGGAATTTGAGCTGTTTGAGAAGTACTTCAATGAGCAGATTGAAAAATATCATCTGCGAGAGGTCGTGACTGAGGAAGGCGCGGCGTATTTATCAAACGAAATTTTGTGTCCGTACACAAAGGAAGAAATGAGAGATGCGTTTAGGCGAGGTATGGATTTTAAGGAATACCATGAATGGGACGGTATGGAGGATAACACATGAAAGCTCTAAAGAGCCTTGAAAAGCGCAGCCGGCGAGAGCGCGAAGTCGTGAACGCGCAATCCAAAGCCGCGATTGATACAACAAAATTCTTTATGAAAGCCGTTGCTGTGTCTCTCCATGAGATATACGGCTTCGGCGAGAAACGATGCGAACGCGTTATAAGCGACATTTCAAAGAATCTCAGCGAGTATTTCAGCCGTTACGGCGGAGAATGCGTAGAAAGCGCTGTGGATGCACGGCTGAGGGATTATCGGATTAATGTTGATTTGAAATTTAAGGAGTGATGAAGATGCGAGAGATTTTATTCAGAGGAAAGAGAAAAGATAACGGCGAGTGGGTTTATGGCAGTCTCGGTGTTGTTCGCTCTGACTTAATGGCAATATATCAATGCAAAGAATTTGAGAATGACAGCATAATCCTTGTTGATGTTGATACTGTCGGACAGTACACAGGACTTACGGACAAAAATGGCAAGATGATTTTTGAGGGGGATATCTGCAAGGATAGTATAGGTGTAAGGTTTATGGTCAAGTGGGACGCGGATAATGCTCTCTTTATCGGTCGAACAATTGGAGGATATGGTAAAGATGGTTATTATTTTGCCCCGCAAAGAATCGTTTATGTTGGCAGAGAGCCGAAAGTTACAGTTATCGGAAATGCCTGCGATAATCCCGAACTGCTGAAAGGAGAGGAATAATGCCGAGATATATTGATGCGGATAAGGTTGTAGAGCTAATCAAAAATTACGGAAAAAGTGCGATCAGTAATGGACACACAACTCTTGACGCGGTAGATGATATCGTGTGCTTAGCACAAGCTGTAGACTTTATGCCAACTGCCGTTATTTATGAGGAGAGTGAAACCGATGAGTAAATGCAGTGATTGTATGCACATGCAAGCTCTGAAGGAGGAAACATGATGCGTAAACCTTGGACTGCTGATGAGATAGCGCGGCTGAAGGAATTGCAATCTGCTCACATGACATATTCTGAAATAGCGGCTGCTATGGGACGGACACATTATTCTATCAAAGGAGCAGTTGAAAAGTATATCTTACATAAAGGCAGCTTGCGGATAGTGAAGAAGAAAACGCCACGGCGTGAACATTACATCGGCTGCAATCACGATTGCTTCCGCTGCCCCTATTCCGATTGCATAGCGCCGCCGAGCATTGCTGCGGTTGGCATTAGTTCTAAAGATTACTTGGAGTGAATATGGAAAACTATAAATTTGATTTTAAGAAAACTATTGAAAGCCTTATTTTGGCTCAAATGAAAAGTCAGTCTGATGAAACTTCTCAGATGGCGGCTGATATGGTGTCAGTCTTTTTAAGCTACGGCATAGACATAACCACGGCTATGGCTATTATTATGGAAATCAGCAAAGTTGTAAGCAAATACACGAAAGGAGATGAATAATTTGACAGATAAAGATTTAACAGAGGTTGGCGAACAATGGTTGCCTATACGAGGTTATGAAGGACTTTATGAAATCAGTAATATGGGAAGAGTTAAATCGGTAGAACGCACAGTAATCAATCCATCTGTTTTTGGCAACGGTAATGTAAGAACGGTTCCTGAAAGAATACGAAAGCCAAACATAATGAAAGGGTATCATTGTATAGCGCTGATCAATAATAAGCATACAAAAGTTTATCGTATCCACAGATTGGTTATGGAACATTTTGGTAAACCTCAGCCGTCAGACGAATATCAAGTTAATCATATTGATGGCGACAAAAGCAACAACGGAATTGATAATCTCGAATGGGTTACTCCAAAAGAAAACACTGTGCATGCATTTAATATCGGATTGAGACCTAAACATATGCCTCAGGAAGTCAGACAAAAAATAAGCGAGAGCGGAAAGAAAGCTCAAAACAAACCTGAACGCTTAGAAAAGAATCGAAAGGGAACTACTGAATTGTGGAGAAAAAGAAAAGAAGAGGGGTGGACAAGCTGGAAAACATGGAAAATTCATTAAGTTTGCAGGAGTATAACAAAGTTTCAAAAGGACGTGGCGGTAAAAATAATTTTCCAAACGCTAAGTCAATAATATCAAGCGAGGAAGATAAGGCTCTTGTTTCAAAACTTCTTAATGAGGTCATGGTTGAATATAATCAGACTAAAGTTAAAAACGATGAAGAGTTGGCACAAAGAATTAATGATTACTTTATTAGATGTGCAACTACAGGACAAATTCCCACAGTGGAAGAAATGAGCATGTCAACAGGATATTCTCAATCAACAGTATGGGATTGGGAGACTGGTAGGAATCATGGATTTAGTAATTTGACCTCCGACATCATAAAAAAAGCTAAAGATGTTTTGAAGACATTTGATGCAAAATTGGTCATATCGGGGAAACTTAATTTTTTGGCATATTGTTTCCGAGCAAAAAATTACTACGGTATGACCGACAAGCAGGAAGTTGTGCTGACTCCTAATAACCCGCTTGGTGATGTTTCCGATCAGAAACAGCTTGAAGAACGCTATCTTGATTCGGTTGCTGAAGAATAAAACGACTTTCGACTATGGCAAGCAAAAATTAAAAAAATGCACCGCCGTGGGTTTAGTACCTGCGGCGGCGTTTCTTGTTTATGATGTTATCGGCTGGCAATATGCCGTAGTGCGTTCTCGCGCTCTCTGTAACGCGTTTATAGGGCAAATAGTATAAACATACCTGCGAGGAACAAATGCGCTCAGAACGCTTTAAAATAGCTCTGAGACGTATAGGTGTTGTTGCGTAGTTCGTCGTTTCCCTCTATGTGCCTTTCTGCGGCTCTATGTGCGGCGTTTGTGTGGTTATTAGTATAAACATACTGCCATATAAATAAGGAACCCTACATCGCATTAAAATAGGTGCTGTAGAGTGTTTAAGTATAAGCAAAAAAACCGCCCCAAAGGACGGTTCCAATTTATTTGGTGAATTTCATAAGATAAAAGAGTATTACTATTGGGATAGCTATAACGCAAATCAGTGCTATGACTTACTCCTTGTCATGTATTATATCTTTTCTTAAAAGTCTTTTGAAAGCTTCCGAAGTTGTAAAGCCTTTCGCCTTTTCCGTTTCTATGGTATCTATTATGTCAGCATCTTCAATTTTTCTTAATGCAATAGTATATTTTTGATATGTTTTTTTTTGATATCTTTGCGTTACTTCTGTTGATGTATGCGTCTTTCTTTTTTTTAATTCTTCTATTGACTTCATCCCCCCTTCTGTGGTATAATGTAATCAATCGGGACGGCTCACTTGGTCGGTGCTGGTCGCTCCCCTGAATCAATTTGTAGTTGAGAGGAAAGCCGCTTACCGCTTCGGTGGCGGTTATTTCTTTTTAGTTAATTCTATAACTTCAAAGATGATAAAAGCAATTAAGTTTAAAAGCAATAATGCTTCACTTAATGTCATGTTATCACCTCCAATACTATGTATTAGAGGAACAACCCGCCGCCCTTCTTGATTACATGTATATTATATCACATAATGCGCACTATGTCAACCCCTTTTCACAAAGTTTTTTATTTTTTTCAGCTACTCATATTGGGTAGCTGTTTTTTTGTTACGTTATCATTATATCACGATTAAACGTAAATATCAATAGTATAATTATAATTAAACGTAAATTCTTGAATTTTTTTGCACGGGTATGCTGTAAATGCTCCATGCCCGTGGGGGATATGCTGCGGCGATTTCAGTCGGGGTGAGTGCCTTAACCACACGCAAAAAATAAAAAGGATTAAATTACGTAATTTGATTGACATATAGACGTAAATGCGATATAATATTAGTACAATTGAAAGGGAGTGTATTTATGAAACGAGCAGTTGCTTATTTAAGGGTGTCTACACCGGGGCAAATAGGTGAAGATAAATTTGGTGTTGAATCTCAAAGAGTGATGATAAAGGAATATTGTGAAAGCAATAACATCGAGGTCGTGAATTGGTATATTGATGAAGCGATTAGTGGAACAGAAGTACACAGACCAGCATTGGATAAAATATTTGAGGGCGAGGTTACTAACCCGCCAGTAGATTATATAATAGTTGCTAAAACAGATCGCCTGTCCCGTGATGTAACATTGTATTATGGATATAAAGCCAAACTTCAAGAGAGAGGGTTAGAAATAATTAGCGTCAATGAGGACTGGTCTGCACAAGATAAGTTAACTGCAATGATTTTGGAAAACTTTATGGCTGTTGTAAATCAGATTGAACGAGAGAATATTAAAATTAGAATGAGTGGCGGTAGAAAGGCAAAAGCGGTTCAAGGTGGTTATGCCGGAGGTCAAGCGCCTATGGGCTATAAAGTTATAGATAAGAGGTTGGTAATCAATGAAGAAGAAGCCTCCACGGTTCGATTCATTTTCGAAATGAAGTTTAAGGGAGCAACAATGCAGGAAACAGTCAACGCCTTAAATGAGCACGGTTATAAAACTCGCAGAGGTAAACCTTTTGTCATATCAACCGTGCAAAGTATTTGGAATAATGAAAGAACCTATCGTGGAGAGTATCATTACGGTAAAAATTCCGAATGGGTAAAAGGCGTACACGAGCCAATACTGACAAAATAAAGATCAAGGTGTCCGAAAGCAGTAATATTTATAGATAGCTTGCAATCAGGCGCTTAACTTGGTATAATAAAAGTAGAGATCAAGCAAACTAAATACCGTAAGGAGGGCAGTTACATGCGTAATATAACGGAATTAACGGCGGCGCTTAGTCCTGTTTTTAAAAATTACAACATTGAAAAGGCTATCTTATTCGGCTCGTATGCTAAGAAAAACGCCACAGATAAGAGCGATTTGGATTTGCTTGTGAGCAGTAATCTTCATGGACTGCGTTTTGTCGGTTTTATGGAAGATATACGAAGAGCTGTTCAAATTCCCGTAGATATTTTTGATACGGCACATATCGAAAAAGATTCGATGATCGAGAGAGAGATAAGGTCTACAGGAGTTACAATCTATGAGAAATGAAATTATAATAGGTAAAATGATTACTTACTGTGAAAAGCTGATTTCGTATTGCGACGGTTATGTATACGACACTTTTGCCGAAGATATAAAATTGGTGGAGGCTTGTGTATTTAACCTCAGTCAGCTCGGTGAACTTTGTCATGCCATTGATGATAATTTTACAAGATTGCATTCCGAAATTCCGTGGAAAGAAATGTATGGACTCAGAAATCGCATAGTGCATGATTACGAAGGCGTTAATCTGAAGCTTGTTTGGGAGATTATCAGTGGAGATATTCCTGCACTTAAAGATTTGTTGGCTAAGCTAGCAATAAAGTAAGGACAACGATTAAAATGAAATGTTGGAATCACAGGAATAAATGGAAATAGTAATGGATAATTTCAAAGTAATATACAGAATACTGAAGTATTTGGAGCAAAGAATAGACACTCCGTATGCCACAATTGAAGATTTAGATGCGGAAAAGCTGGGGATAAGCCAAAACAGACTTGAAAAGTTGTTGAGGGAAATGTATAAAAGCGGCTATATCGACGGCTTACAGTGGACACAAACACTGTCAGATGCTTTTCCGCATATAGTAAACGGATGCCGAATAGAAATAACCATGAAAGGAATGGAGTATTTGGCAGACAATTCTATGATGAAAAAGGCAGGAGAATTGATAAAGACGGCTGTTGATGCCGTTCTCTAATGCTTATAACTACAACAAAGCCGCCTTTTCGGGCGGCTCTGTTTATTTTGTGGCGGCTTACATGTGCATTGAGAGGAATGTTTCTCTTCCTTTAGGAGTTATCAGCATTTGTGTTCCTCCCCAGCCGCTTTTTTCGTTAAAGCACTCTTTAAGCTCGAACAATCCGTTATCAGCGTGTTGAGCATACGGCATAAGCTTACCGCGCTTATCACGGTATACGTATTTCTTGGACAGCAGGAAGGATACAAATGCACGCTCTTTAACTTTGAGCTGCTTTGCTGTCTCACGGATATTTGTCAGCAAATTTCTATCACAGAGATTATCGAAATATTCTGCTTTTGGTTGCATGATTTTGTTTTCGACAGTGAGCTGTGACACATTGGCTGATAAATTCTTGATTGTCAATTCAGCCATTTTTAAAGCGCGTGACATTACGGCTTCAGGTGTATTCCACTGATTTTCAACAGCTATGAAGTACTGCCTGAACATCTTTCCTTTTTCGTTCCGTTGCAGCATACATATCTCTTTTGCCATGTCGATTGTGAGGACGTGATTTGTACTCGGTCTGCCTCCGATACTTTCGCTCAAAAATGAGCAAAAGTCCTTTCCTTCTTCAAAACCATATTCGCACATTCTCGGAAACCAATCTTTATAGGCTGTTTTTATTTCCAACTTCTCATGCAGCTCTCTGCCGCTAACTGTCGGATTATCAGAATCATAGTTGATTTTTATAAGTTCATTCATTCCTGCCCGTCCTCCAAAAACGAGATAAGCTTCTGATAGGTAAGCTTGAAACTCTGAGCTATGTCAGTACTATCTCCGGCAAGGCAATCAGTCATAACACGTGCCTGATATAGAAGATCGGATATGGCTTGAATCATATCAGCTATATTCTGATAGTTATACATGAATGTTTGTGTCGGTTCTGAATGTATAAAGTTGTTCTCGTAAACGTAGGATAAAAGTCTGTCTGCAAGGTCTAATTTAATTTGTACTTGAAATAAATCATCTTGTGTAATTGTTTTGTTCATAACAAAATACCTCCTAAATTTTTCTTACTTGAAAAACCATAGGAAGTATGATATACTGTATTTATCATACTTCGGTATGGTGGGCGATAGAACGTTTGCAATCTGTGGTAGGGGAGCAACGTTCTATCCTTTTTCGTCTAATTCGACCTTTACCTTTTGAATACCTTTCAAAATTGTATCTGTTCTAGTCATTCCTAATTTGTCAGCGCATTCCTGTATAAGTTCAGCTTCTGATTTTGAAATCCGAATGTTCAGGTTTACATTTCTGGGGTTTTCTTTAGGTGGTCTGCCTGTACGTGGGCTCATTCCATCACCTCACTTTTTGCCCTTGCAATATATATTATAATATTGCACGCGCATAAAGTCAACCCCTTTTCAAAAAAACACTTGACAAAAACAGAATTTTTTGGCATAATGAGGGTGTATTAAGTTTGTTGGAGGACAATATGAAGAAAACACTAATTGCAGTAAGCGTTATTTCGGCTTTATTTATGATATTGACATTTATTTGCGGATTTGAATATATGAATCTTGATGAAAAATACGAAACAGTTTCATCAAGCAATGCCAGTTTGGAAAAAGAATTAAAAGACGTTACTGAAAAGTATAATACACTTTTGAAGGAAAGTCAGGAACTTTACTACAAATATTCACCTGATGAGTTGGAAGGAAGACTTGATTCATTAAGGGAAGAAATAGCTAAGCTCGAAACTTCTATATCGGAAAAGCAAACATTGCTTGAAACGCTTGAAAAAACTATCGAGCCGTTACAAGCTGAAAAGCAACGCAAGCTTGAAGAAGGCATCACGGTTTACGAAGATGATAAAGTAAAAATAAATTATTATAAAATCGGTAAGTCATCAATAATAGGTAAAGATGACAGTGTGATTTTTAAGGTTGAAAATAAAACAGACGTTGTAATTACAATCCAATGTGATACACTATCTCTTGACGGAGAAATGATAGACAGTAATAAAATGTGTTCCGAGGATATTTCTCCGCAAAGTAAAGGGAATGCATATGTGACATACTTTACTGAAATCACCAATAAAGATCCGAGTTATATCAGCGGTCAATTAAGAGTTATTGATTTCAGCGATGAATTATTCAATAGCTATGATGTGACTTTTGTAAATGTCGGGGTAAAGTGAGTTTCTATTTGACAGAGTCACAGTTAAGGAGGAAAATATGATAAAAAAATACGTGTTAATTTTATTAGCTCTAATTACTTCGATATTATTATTTAGTTGTAAATCCAACGGTGTATCATTTGATTGGAAAAATATCGAGCTTTCTTCTCAATTGCCTAAACCAGAATCAGAAAAGGGTGAGATACATACTAATACTGAATCTAAGTTATGGATTGACGTTTACAAAACTTCGGAAGAACAGTATAAGACATACATTTCTAAGTGCAAGGAGATGGGATTTGTAGTTGATGCCGAAATATCTGATAACTATTATGATGCGTATAATCAAACAGGTTACAAATTGTCACTGAGAATAATCGATGAAGAAATGACTATCGATCTTGAATCTCCTATGGAAATAGGAGAACTGAAATGGCCGGATAGGAGTCTTGCTGCTTTGATTCCTGCTCCCGAATCATCGGTAGGGAAAATTGAGTGGGAAACTTCCAACGGTTTTGTTGTATACGTTGGAGAAACGACAAAAGAAGCATTCACTGTTTATGCTGATGCGTGCGCTGCAAAAGGCTTTACCGTTAACTATCAAAGCGGAGATGATTATTATTACGCTGATGATTCTGAGGGAAATCATTTGAGTTTGAATTATGAGGGAAATAACATTATGTTCGTCCGTATGGATGCGCCATCAGAAGAACTTACAACTGAATCGAACAAGAGAGAAGCTGAATCTACTATGCAGGAAAATATTGAAGATTCCATAAATAGGGATGTTACATTTTCTGAAATATATTGTGCATTTAAAGAAAATAAAATAAATGCGGAAGACGCTTATAATGACAAATATTTTGTAATCACAGCTAAAATAAACGGTATGAAAACTGGCGGCTTTTTGGGTTTAGAAAAAAATGTAACTACGCTAACGATGGAAATACAAGTAGAAAATACAATAGTTTTCTTTTTAGCTAAATTTGATGCAAAGCAACGGGAAGCTTTGAAAAGTGTAGCAGTAGGAGATGAAATTTCCTTTATAGGACGATGTGATAATGGCAACTTTTATGATTGCATATTAGAATAATAATTCTTCTGTTAACGGGTGAAATGTTCAACTATTGTAAATTGCTTAATATATAAACGGCGCACATAACAGGGTGTGCGTGAACAGTTAGAGAAGTTATTATCATAAGTATTGACATATATCAATACTTATGATATACTAAATCATAAGTATAATTATAAAAGGTTGTTCTTGCATAAACATTTGTTCTGACTATGAGTATATGATAGGGATAGGAAGGCGATATGTATGTTATTAGTTGATCGCGATATTCAAGCATTTTTGCAAAATGGTAATATTGATACAAACGATCAAACATCAATTTGCCATGGAGATGAAGGTTGCATTACTAATATTGGCTATGATTTGAGAGCAAAGTTTTTTATTAAATCGGGCAAAGAAACTGAATCATGCGAACTTGCTCCTGGAGAATCTGCTTTTGTGTCCTCACAAGAATATATCAAATTTGATGATATAACATCTGGGATTTTGAACTTAAAAAACAGCCGTATTCGAATGGGACTTACAATGGATGCGCCAGTCTATCAACCCGGACATGAAACATATATTTTCTTTCGCATTACTAACATATCTAGCAATTCAATCGATTTAAAAATCGGCGAAAAATATGCTATGCTGATGTTTTATCAATTTGAAAAAGGACCGATTCATCCGTATTCTGGGACATTTCAGAATGAGAATAATTATTCTGGACTTGCTAGATACGATTCACAATATGCAGATCAAATTAAGTCTCTAGATGGAAAGGTGAAGGATATAAAATCGTTAGAGAAAAGTATTTATAGTAATGTAATTACTATATTAACTATTTTCATTGCTATTTTTACGATTTTGAATGTCAATATTTCTCTTTCAAACAACATTGCAACTGCAAAGGATTTTTTGGTATATAATATAGCAAATGTTGGCGCAATTAGTTTTCTTGCAACTTTGATGGATGAGATGATTCACAAAGATAAAAAGTCGCACAAGCTTTGGTTCGTACCTGTAATATGTTTTCTTATATTAGTGCTTATCGTATTATTTGCATAATTATATGACACTTCTCGCAACATGGTAGGAGTGAACAGTTAAATAAAAATGGCTCTCGTAACAGGGCGGGAGTGAACAGCCAACAGGGGCTAAAGGCAGAGAATACTGTCTTTAGTCCTTTATGTTTTTATAGGAGGAAACAGATGAGAACAAAGAGTATTTACCGTATTTTAGCGACATTGCTGAAATATTCGGGAAGAAAAGATTTCGATAACGAATTGATTTCTGCCGAAAGGCTCAAATTGTCCTACGAAGAATGGGAGCAGCTTATAATTATGCTCCGGAAGAAAGGATATGTGGAAGGAGTTGTGTACACACAAACTTTATCCGACAGATTTCCCCGTATTGTTGATATCAGTATGATTGCAATAACTCTTGACGGCATTGAGTATGTTGAAGAAAACAGTACGATGAAGAAAATCGGCAATGCTTTGAAGATGGCAGGTGAGATATTTGGATAAGCTGATATCAAAAATCTTTGCGCAAATGGAGAAAAAGCCTTTTGACATTACGGCATATGAAGACTTGTTTTCAGTATGCCGAAATATAGAAAAAGAGGATTTCGGACAGTCACATGCTGCGAATGCTGAGCTGAGAAAAAAGGTTGGAGAAGCAATGAAGAGCAGACATAATGTTGAAGAATTCTTCGGACTGTACAAACGCAGTCTGCTGTTTGACGCACCTCACTTCTTTGACGCATATCTGCTTTACCTTGAGATCAACCGCCGTCCCGAAGAGAGGTTTTATCAACCACGGCGCAGAGTATTAAAGCCGCTTGTCGATGCGCTTCAGGATCTTGCGGATGATAAGCTTGACGAGCTGTTTATGTCACTGCCGCCGAGAATCGGCAAGACCTCACTTTTGATGTTCTATATTACGTGGCTTGTCGGAAGAGACAGCGAGCGGACGAATCTTTATTCCGCATATTCGAGTATGATAACTGATGCTTTTTATGACGGCGTACTTGAAGTATTGCAAGACGAGGTTACATATTTGTGGCATGACGTATTTCCTGCAGCTAAAATCGTTCAGACAAACGGTGCAAAGACACAGCTTAATATAAACCGCCGCAAAAGATATGCTTCTTTGACCTGCCGTTCCATAGATGCTACACTTAACGGAGCATGTGACTGTAACGGCATTGTTATTTCCGACGACCTTATAGGCGGCATTGAAGAAGCAATGAATAAGAATCGTCTTGTGACTAAATGGAATACGGTGGATAATAACCTTATTCCGAGAGCTAAGGAAGGCGCGAAAATCCTCTGGTGCGGCACAAGATGGAGTCTATCCGATCCTGTAGGCATACGACTCGGTATGCTTGAAAGTGATGAAAAATTCAGGGGGAGAAGATATAAGTCTATCAATCTTCCGGCGCTTGATGAAAATGACGAGAGCAATTTCAATTATTCTTACGGCGTTGGCTTCAGCACCGAATATTATCAGCAGCGAAGGGCAAGCTTTGAATTTAACAACGATATGGCTTCGTGGCAGGCGCAGTATATGGGCGAACCGATTGAGAGGGACGGTGCGCTTTTCTCTCCTGATGATTTTCGATATTACAACGGCGATCTGCCGGAAGGTGAGCCCGACCGTATCTTTATGGCGGTAGACCCTGCATTTGGCGGCGGTGACTTTGTTGCTGCTCCGGTATGTTTTCAGTATGGAGACGATATTTATGTTCACGATGTTGTATATGACAGCGGAGATAAGAAGATAACGCAGCCTTTACTTGCTCAGGCGGTGTTAAAGTACGGAGTTCAGGCTATGCAGATTGAAGCGAATAAGTCAACCGAAGCATATAAGGACGGAGTTCAGGCTGAGCTTCGGCGTGAAAATTATCGCTTGAACCTCACAACCAAAGCCGCTCCGTCTAATCAAGCTAAATTCCAACGCATATTTGATAAAGCTCCCGACATTCGCGAAATGATGATATTCCGTGAATCAGGCAAGCGGAACCGTGCGTACAGTCTATTCATGCAGAATGTATTTTCATATAAGATGTTCGCGAAGAATAAAAACGATGATGCGCCGGACAGTCTCGCTATGGCTATTGCTATGGTTCGCTCCCCGATGAGACGCTGTTCGGTTTTCAAAAGACAGTTCTGATGTTCACGGGCAGTTTACAATTATAAGACCAAATTTGCCCCGTTTTTATTTGCCTTCAGGCTTTATAAATGGTATGATATAAGCAGATAGATAAAGTATATAGGAGGTGCTGAAATGACTGAAACGAGAACAATGTACGGCCGCAGTGTAATATACACCGACCTCGATGAAATAACAGACAGTAACCTTGTTGAAGTGCTAAATAAAGCTCTCAGCGTTCACATGAAGAACAGAAGCGACATTCAGTACCTCTATGATTACTACAAAGGCAAACAGCCTATACTTTGCCGAAAAAAAGAAATAAGACCTGATATCAACAACAAAATTGTTGAGAACCGAGCAAACGAAATTGTATCTTTCAAGGTCGGCTATCTTATGGGCGAACCTGTTCAGTATGTTAATCGCGGAAACGATGATGTTTCTGATGCGATCAACACACTAAACGAATTTGTATTTGCCGAGGATAAGGCGGCAAAGGATAAAGAGCTTGCTGATTGGTTTACTATTTGCGGAACGGCGTTTCGCATGATATTGCCGGACAAGCAAGGTGAAGAAGATGAGTCTCCTTTTGAGATTTATACTCTTGATCCCCGATACAGCTTTGTAGTATATCACAGCGGTCTCGGCAACAAGCCAATGCTCGGTGTTAAGACGGTAGTACTTGAAGACGGTACAGAGATTCACAGCGTTTATACCGATAACATGTATTACGAGGTTAAAAACAGCAGAATTGTCAGGCGTGAAGCTCATTCACTCGGCTGTGTGCCGATTATAGAATATCCTGCCAATTCGGCACGGCTCGGAGCATTTGAAATTGTTCTTCCGCTTCTTGATGCAATCAATGAGGTATCGTCTAACCGTTTGGACGGCGTGGAGCAGTTTATACAGGCTCTGCTTGTGTTCAAGGGCGTTGATATTGAGGCAGATCAGTTTGAAACGCTCAAAGAGAACGGCGGCATAAGATTACCGCCTGAAGGCGACGCGTACTATCTTACACAGGAGCTGAATCAGACGCAGACTCAGACGCTTGTCGATTATTTGTATCAAACTGTGCTTACCATTTGCGGTATGCCGAATCGAAACGGCGGCAGCTCTACAAGCGACACGGGATCGGCTGTTATTATGAGGGACGGTTGGTCTGCTGCCGAAGCTCGTGCGAAAGACACAGAGCTTATGTTCAAGCAGTCTGAAAAGAAGTTCCTTAAAATAGCTATCGAGATAGCAAATACTTTACGGGATATGAAATTAAAGCTATCATCTGTTGAGATACGCTTTACACGCCGCAATTATGAAAACATTCAGGAGAAATCACAGGTACTGACAACGATGCTCTCAAACGATAAAATTCATCCGCGGTTGGCGTTTGAGCACTCAGGTTTGTTTGTTGATCCCGAACTTGCATATACCATGAGCATGGAGTATGCGGAGGAACGGAAAAAGGAAGCCGAAGCGGAACTTAAAAGGCATACGGAGATTGAAGAATCATCAGATATATCCGAGGAATAAGAATGCCTAACATAGATATCAGGGCATTTACGCCTGATGTTATTTCAGAGATAAACAATATTATAAAGCGTGGAAACACTGCTGAACTGAAGTACGAATGCGGCAAGCTTGTTATCGTGGAAATCGAAAGACGAGTAAGAAATAAGACCTCTATAACAGGGTAGAGGGATACAGCCAACAGGGGCTATGAGGTTTAAATACTCGTAGTCTCTTTATTTTTAAATACATAGCCGATAAGGCTTTGATATACGGTTAGGGAAAACCGGGTGTAAACACACCGAAAAACGCAAAAGGCAGACAAGCCTACCAAAAACAGAAAATAGTGCTGAGGGAACAGCCTTGTAAAACGCAGGAGGTAATTTTTTATGGCAAAAATTGACACAAGCAAAATTGATGGGTATGCGGATATGACACCCGATGAAAAAATCGCTGCTTTTGAATCGTTCGAGTATGAGGATAACTCATCGGAATTAGAACGTTACAAGAATCTAACATCAAAAGCAAATTCCGAAGCCGCTGAGTTTAAGCGTAAATACACTGCGCTTTTGTCAGAAGATGAGCGAAAGAAAAATGCCGAGAGTGAGGAGCTGACCGCACTCAGGACAAAGGTTGAGGAAATGGAAAAGGAGAAGCTTATTGCAGGGCATAAGACTCAGTACCTTGCAATGGGTTATGATGAATCTCTTGCAGGTGCAACCGCTAAGGCTTTGGCGGAGGGCGATACGGCAAAAGTATTTGCAAATCAAAAGAAATTCCTCGAAACACACGATAAAAATTTTAAGGCAGAATTACTGAAAAGCACTCCAAAGCCGCCCGCAGGCGAAGGCAGTGAAGGAATGACGCTTGAAAAGCTTCGCAAGATGTCGGCTCAGGAGAGATATGAGTATTCTGTCAAAAATCCCGAAGATTACAAAAACTTATACGGAGGTAACGAATAAATGGGACACAAAATCTATGATAACTTCTACCTTTCCAATGAAGTAGAAGATCAGTTTAATTCTCACCTTGATTTGCAGCAGTTCTGTACTGTTGATAACTCTTTGGTGGGCACAGCGGGAATGCTTCGCAAAATTAACCGCTACAAGGCTACAGACGGCACAGAGAAGCTGGCAATGGGAGAGGGCAATACTAAGTCAATCGAAGTCGAGTTTGCTCCCTACGAATACAGAATTCTGCTTGCACAGAATCGTTTTCAGTATTACGATGAGCAGGAAATGACCGATCCTATGCTTGTACCTGTCGGCGTTCGACATATGGGTACAGATATGTTCAACACTATAAACAGCGATATTTACGATGAGTTCAAGAAGGCAACGCAGGTTGTTGTTACTCCCAGTTTCAGCTTTGACTGCTTCGCCGACGCACAGTCTGTTTTGAATCTTGAAGATTTGGAGGGCGTATCTGTATTTGCTTTTGTATGCGCTTCCGACATGGCAGACATTAGGAAAGCTCTGAAAGATGATTTGAAGTATGTCGAAGCATTTGCAAAGAACGGGTATGTCGGTACTGTTGCCGGAGTTAACCTGTACACTAAGAAGGACGCAACTCCCGGCTCTATCATCATGGCTACAAGAAAAGCCGTAACGATCTTTAACAAGAAGGGCGTGGAGGTTGAGCAGCCCCCGAGAGATTCAAACGACGCAAATGTTCGTTTGAATACCATTCTCAGCCGTAAGTATTATCTGACAGCACTTACTGACGAGAGATATGCAGTCAAGATTTTCAAGGGTGAAGTAAAGGCCGCCGCTGATACCACTATAACGGAAGGCAAGACATACTATGCAAAGTCAGGCAACGGCTATATAGTCGGCACGCCGAAGGTCAACCCAAAAACCGAGGGATTCTACGAGATTGCATAATGAGGGGTGGTGGATAGCATGACAGATGCTGAGAAGCTGACTGCTTTACGTGCGATGATAGGAAGTTCTGACGCTGACGAGGTGCTGTCCGCCTATCTCAGACTTGCGGGTCGTAAAATTATCGCCCGTGCATTTCCATTCAAAGACGATGTAACCGAAGTTCCTGCGAAATATGAATCTGTACAGCTTGAAATTGCAGCTTATATGTTGAACAAACGTGGTGCAGAAGGAGAAACTTCACACAGCGAAAACGGAATCAGCCGTTCCTACGAGAATGCAGATGTTCCTGAATCATTGCTTAAAAGCGTTATTCCTTTTGCGGCAGTATTCGGCGGAGGTTGATACTATGCGGTGTTTGGAACGAAACAAAAGGGCATTCTACTATGCGCTGTATCTTCGCAAGGAATCGCTTAAAGATGAGTACGGCAATGAAAGCAGTGAGTTGAAAGTAATTTACTCTGAACCGAAAATGTTGAAAGCCAACATCTCACCGGCTTCGGGAGATTCACAGATTGAGCAATTCGGCAATTCCCTAAAATACGATAAGGTCATTGTCCTTGACGATACAGACTGCCCGATTGATGAGAATACGGTTTTGTGTGTTGACATGCAGCCTGCATATGACGGCGAAGGGAATCTTCTATTCGATTATGTTGTTAAAAAGATTGCGAGATCGATTAACAGCGTATCGATTGCTATAAGCAAGGTTAATGTACGATGAGTAAAAAAGTTATAAGTTTCAGTCTTGATACGAAAGATATAAACAGAGCAATACGTGAAGTCAACAGATTCAAAAAAGATTTTCAAGATAAGGTCGATACATACCGTGTGAAGCTTGCTGAAGCTATAGCAACGGCGGCAATATTTAACTTTGAAAACTCACTTGTAGACGATGTTATAAACGGAACTCCGAGAAAACCCGATGTGAAAGTTTCGGTTTCAAGCCGGGGTAATATATCAGTTATTGCGGCTGACGGAGAAGACGCTGTTTGGTGTGAATTCGGATCAGGTGTATACAACAACGGAGCTGTTGGTGTTTCTCCAAACCCTTTAGGTAGTGAGCTTGGATTTACAATCGGCAGTTACGGAAAAGGACACGGCAGACAGCAAGCATGGGGATATCGTGATGAGAAAGGCAATATTGTGATTACTCGAGGTACTCCTGCGACAATGCCGATGTATAATGCAGTGCAAGAAGTCTTACAGAAATCTGTTGAGATTGCACGAGAGGTATTTAAATGATTGATGTGGAGAACTGCGTATTTAATGATGTAGCAACGGCTCTCAGAGACAAATATGCCGGTATTTACATTGTGGGCGAATATGTTAAGACCCCTCCGTCATTTCCGTGTGTATCTCTGATCGAGATGGATAATCGGATATATAGTCAGACTGAAGATAGCGGCAGCATAGAAAATCATGCTTCACTTATGTATGAGGTGAATATTTATTCCAACAAAACTGTTGGTAAAAAATCAGAGTGTAAATCAATTGCGGCAATTATAGATAAACGAATGACGGCACTTGGATTTGTACGCTCAATGTTACAGCCAGTCCCTAATATTGATGATGCTACAATTTATCGAATAATTGGGCGATACAGCGCTGTAGTTTCAAAAAACAAAATATTTTTTACGAGGTGATTTATAAATGGCTACTTCAAGCTATAAGACCTTTTTAATGGTCAAAAAAGAAAACGCATATGAAAAATTGGTCGATATTAAAGATTTCCCCGATCTCGGCGGTTCACCTGAGATGTTGGAAACGACCACTCTTTCCGATCCCATGCAGACATATATAGAGGGTATTCAGAGCCAAGATGCTCTTGAATTTAATATCAATTACGATCTTGATGTCTATGAATCTATTATTGCAATGAAAGGGACGGAAAAAGATTTTTCCGTATGGTTCGGAGGAACGGAAACGGCAGGCGTTGCTACTCCTACCGGATCAGAAGGTAAATTCAATTTCAAAGGATACATAAGCATTAGAGTTGTCGGCAAGGGAACTAATGAGGTAAAAGAAGCAACAATTACAATAGCTCCTTCTTCACCTATTAGTCTCGATGCGTAATTTTCGGAGGTAGATATATATGAGTATGCAGCTTACTTTTACTTACAAAGACAAGGATTATTGCCTTGAATATACACGCAAAAGTGTTGAAATCATGGAGAAAAACGGTTTTGTGGCATCTGATATCAAAGATAAACCGATGACTACGTTACCTGCGCTGTTTGCTGGTGCATTTATCGCACATCATAAGTTTGTCAAGCAGGATATGATTGATGAAATATTTTCTCATATGCAGAATAAATCAGATCTTATCGGTCGTCTTGCTGAGATGTATAATGATCCGATTATGGCTCTAATTGATGAACCTGACGAGTCGGAGGGAAACGTGGGGTGGACAGCGAGCTGGTAAGTGACTTCGCTGTCCCTTCGGATGAGGGCGAATTCAATAGTTTGTCCTCATCTATCACTTACACAGAAATATTTTATAAACAGTTTCCCTACTACTTGTCAATCGGTATGACACCAGAACAGTATTGGGACGGAGATGCTTCATTGCCTAAGTATTATCGTCAGGCAGACGCGATCAAATTTGAAAAAATGAATCGTGATAAATGGATACAAGGTTTATATGTATATGAAGCAATTTGTGATGCTTCGCCTATTTTGAGATCATTCGGAAAAAAAGGCGATACAGCGCGTCCGTATCCTTCCGAGCCATATCCCTTAACAGAAAAACAGCGTAAGAAAAGTATAAAGGACAAGGAAAAGGAGACATCAGAAAAAGGCTTACAGCTTATGAAGTCTCTTATGAAATCAACTAACAAAAAATTCAAAGCAGATGTTTAAATTAGAGTAACGATGGGAGGTGAAATTTATGCCTACTACAATTGAATCCTTGGAACTTAAGATACTGTCAAATTCCGAAAATGCAGTAAACGGCTTAGAAAAAATAACCGATACACTCAATAAGCTAAAAAGGGCTACAGGCGGAGGCCTTGGACTTACTTCTGTTTGCAAGCAAATTCAAAAGGTAGGTGATGCCGCTGAAAGTCTCGACTCAGATTCAGTAAGAAATCTGAATGGACTTGCTCGTGCAATAGATATTTTAACGAATTCTGCCGGAACTAAAATATCATCTACTGTTGCTACTCAAATTACGGCTATCGGAGATTCGGCAAAGAATCTGAGCGGTGTTGATTTTGCTCCTGTTTATGATCTTTCCCATTCACTTCAATATCTGTCTTCTATTGGCAAGGTTAATATTGGTTCAACTGTAAATCAACTGACGAGAATTCCTTCTGTTGTTGCAGAACTTAATAATGCAGATATGCACAGATTTAATGTAAATATCAGCGAACTCGTTTTAGCTTTAAAGCCCTTGTCTGAGATGCCTAAGCAAAACATATCTTCCACGCTTACTCAAATAAAGAAAATTCCCGAGGTATTTGCAGGACTTGACAGTGTTGACATGGGAGCTTTTTCAGCAAAAATAAGAGAGTTAGCTTCGGCACTTAGACCGTTGGCTGACGAAATGAATAAAGTTTCAGGTGGATTCTCTGCTTTTCCTGCAAAAATACAAAGACTCATTGCTGATACTGACAGTCTTACAATATCAAATAATAAGGCTGCCAAATCATACATAAATCTTTATGCGAGAATAAAGATGGCGATATCTTCTTTTAGGTTTATAAGTAAGAATATCAAGTCAATGATTTCTGAATCTACCGACTACATAGAAAATGTAAATCTGTTTAATGCTTCGATGGGCGAGTACGCAAATGAAGCTCAGCAATACGCCGAAAAGGTCGGGGATATCATGGGTATTGATCCCGGCGAATGGATGCGTAATCAAGGTATATTTATGACTCTTGCTACAGGCTTCGGAGTAGCAGGTGACAGAGCGAATATTATGAGTCAGCAGCTGACGCAGTTAGGTTATGATCTTTCATCATTCTTTAACATAGGTTTTGAAGAATCAATGCAAAAGCTACAGTCAGGACTGTCGGGAGAACTTGAACCGCTTCGCAGACTTGGCTATGATCTTTCTCAGGCTAAGCTGCAATCTGTTGCACTCAGCCTTGGTATAGATAAAACCGTATCAAGTATGACTCAGGCTGAGAAAGCACAGCTGCGTTATTATGCTATTATGACACAGGTCACTACAGCGCAAGGTGATATGGCAAGAACACTTGACGCTCCTGCAAATCAGCTTCGTATACTTAAGGCACAGGTTGATCAGGCAGGAAGAGCAATAGGAAATATATTTATTCCGGTGCTTAATAAAATACTGCCTTATGCTATTGCGGCAGCAAAAGTTTTAAGAATACTTGCATCTACAATTGCCGAGTTATTCGGATTTGAGATGCCGGAAGTGGATTATTCAGGTATCGGATCTGTTGCCGGCGGAGCGGATGATGCGAGCAACGCTTTAGATGAAGCTTCCAAGTCCGCAAAGAAATTCAAAAATACTTTGCTCGGTATTGATGAGCTTAATATTTTAGGTTCAAATGATGACAGTGGTAGTGATTCTTTGCTTGATAATTCATTAAGTCAGTTTGATTTTGAGTTGCCGACGTATGATTTTATCAGTGAAGCAACCGAAAGCAAAGTCTCTCAGATTGTCGAAGAAATGAAAGAGTGGCTTGGTCTTACAGGAGAAATTAACAGTTGGAGTGATTTCTTTGATACAAGACTCGGGAAAATTCTTAAAACAGTCGGTCTCATCGGTGCAGGCTTTGCGGCTTGGAAGATAGCGTCAGGTCTTATGGACGGTATCAGATATTTGCAGACCGTAAAGTCTCAAAATTTCTCATGGGGATTTACTATCGTAGGTGCAGCTATGTTTTTAGACGATCTTAATCGTTTAAAAACATATATTGACGATATAGCAGATAATGGGTTTAATTTTACCAATGTCACAGGTGCACTCAGTGAGTTTGCCGGACTTATAGGGGATTCATTGTTTCTGCTTGGACAATTAAAACCAGCAGCTGCACTGAAAGCTATACAGGGCGTTGGAGAAATTATTAGCGCAATTTCTGATATTTCTAATAACGGCATGAATTTCGACAATGCCACTACAGCCATTCGAGGACTCAGCAATATTGCTTTTGCTATTGGTATATTCAAAAAGAATTGGGTGCTTGCAGGTGCAGGACTTACCGTTAAGGGTGTTCTCGGAGTAATAGAAGAGATAAAGGAAAATTGGAATGCTATTAAACAAGGAGATTGGAGCGGGGTTGACAAAATAGCTCTTGCAATATCAGCTATAGAAGTTCTTGGTGGAATAGCTATGATGATGGGCAAGTTTTCGAAATTAACAGGCGCAAGTAAAGCCGGAAATGCAGCAGAGAGCATTAGTTCTGCTACTGAAATCGGAAATAGTGTCAAAAGATTCAAGGTGCCTGAGCCTAAATCTGTATTAAAGGGCATGGCTGATCTTGCCATTATTGTTGGAGGAACAACTGCACTTATTACAGCAATCGGCTTATTCATGCAGATTCCGGGTATTGATAATATTGTGCATGCAGGTATTGACACTGTAAAAAGTGTCTTCAAAGGTATCGGAGAAATTTTCCTTCCGCTCGCTGGTGTTTCTGCCGGTATTTTATTGATGGGATGTTTCGGAGTTGCGACAATCGCAAAGGGATTTGCTGATTTTGCAATTATATTAGCTGGTGTTCCAGTCGTTATTACAGCTATAGGAGCGCTTATGTCCATACCCGGATTTGATAATTTTCTCCGAGTAGGGATAGATAGTATAAAGACAGCGTTCAATGCACTTGCAGATGTTGGAATAGAACTCGGGGTTTTCGGTGCTGTAATTGTTGCACTTGGCTTTGTTTCTCCTGCCACTGTGCTTTCAGGTATCGCCGGGTTTGCGTTAATCGTGGGTGGTTTGGAACTTGTTCTTGTTGCATTAGGTGCATTAAATCAAATTCCCGGATTTAGTTGGATTGTCGGTGAAGGTGGAGAAGTCCTTAAACAGCTTGGCGGAATTCTCGGCGGATTTGCGGGAAGTATTGTCGGCGGATTTGCTGAAGGGATGACTGACGCTCTTCCCGGAATTGCGGACAATCTTTCCGAGTTTATGAATAAACTTGATCCGTTCTTAAGTGGACTTGAAAATGTTGATTCAGAAACTGTAACTGCGGCATCTCAGCTTGGTGAAATGGTGTTAGCTCTTACTAAGTCAAGTGTACTTGAGGGACTTACCTCTTGGTTGACAGGTGGAAGCTCTTTCGAGAAGTTCGGGCAAGAAATCGCCGCTTTTGCTCCATATTTTGTGGATTATTCAAACACAATTACTGGTATAGATGCAGATGCGGTTAAGAACTCAGTAATTGCTGCTCAGTCTTTATCTGAACTTGCAAACAACCTACCGAACAGCGGTGGTGTAGTCGGTTGGTTCATGGGCGAAAACGATATCGACGTTTGGGGTGCGAAATTGCCGAGTTTCGGAGAAAACCTGAAAAAGTATGCTGACAACGTCAAAGGTATAGATGCAGATGCAGTTAAGAATTCAGTGACTGCGGCGCAGTCTTTGTCAGAGTTATCAGATAATCTGCCAAACAGTGGTGGTGTAGCTGGTTGGTTCATGGGCGAAAATGATATTGACATTTGGGGAAGCAAGCTACCAGGTTTCGGAGAAAACCTGAAGCGGTACAGTGATAATGTCAAGGGTATAGATACAAATGTTGTTACTGAATCTGCAAATGCAGCGAAAGCTATTACCGAATTATCTAACAATCTACCAAACAGTGGAGGGTTTGTAGAATGGTTTACCGGGAATAACGATATTGATAAGTTTGGTGAAAAAATTGCAGCTTTTGGCGGTAGCTTAAAAGAATATTACGATAGCGTTAAAACTATTTCAGGCTCGAAACTAAACGAAATTTCACAAAGTGTTGGAGAAATTATTGACTTTGCGGTTCGTATAAAAAATGATATAGAGACAAAAAAGATAGACAATTTTACGGATTCTATAAAGGATTTGACAAATGAGCTTGCTAAACTCCCTTCTACCAAAAATATCAGCTTAGATTTAAGCTACGATAAGTGGGTTAGCGGAGATAAGAAAAAGGTTGCCGAGGCACTTGGACTTTCCGGATGGCCTCAACTCAAGTGGAAAGCCTACGCCGCAGGCGGATTCCCCGATGCAGGTCAAATGTTCATAGCACGCGAAGCGGGTCCCGAAATGGTCGGTACTATAGGCGGCAGAACGGCAGTTGCAAATAACGATCAGATCATTGACGGTATCGCCGAGGGTGTGGCGGAAGCTGAAGCTGAGCAGAACGCGCTTCTCAGAGAACAAAATGAGCTGCTTCGCAGATTGCTTGAAAAGGATAATGGCGGAGGAAATTATCCGAATACAAGCGATATAATAAGCATTTTACAAAGAAAAAACCGCAGGGACGGAAAAACGGTTGTCCCGGTGGGGATATAGAAAGGTGGGATAATTTATGGCATCGTTATATACAGAATATAATCCAATACGATCTGTAGACGGCAAGGCTATATATTGTCCCTCGTCTTATCTATGGAAGCTTGAAGATGTATCAGCTCCCGATGCAGGGCGCACAGAGGATACGGAAATGCACAAGAAGCGAATCGGTCAGATCGTAGGTATAGAGTTGTCATGGCAAAATATATCTAGTGAAGTAGTGGCTGAGCTTCTTCAGACCTTTAATCCCGAATACATTATGGTTTGCTATTTAAACGCAATGTACAACAAGTATGTAACGGACGAGTTCTACGTCGGTAACAGATCAGCCCCTCTGTATAACTCACGGCGCGGATTATGGTCAAGTTTGTCTTTCAATCTGATAAAACGGAGGGGAACATAATATGAGCTATCCGATAAGCGGCGAAGCATTAGAGCTTTTTATGAAGTCTTACCGTCAAGTAGCAGATATAACATTTCACGGCACGCAGGAGAGCATAAAGCTTAATGAAAAAGATATCGTTCAGGGTGGACTTTCCGTTAACCGATACTGTGTGTCAGGAAGTAAGATAGAGATTGGCTCGGTCATAGCATCTGAGCTTACAGTTGTACTTGATAATACAGACGGCAGATTCAACGATACCGTATTTGAAGGAGCTGAACTGTTTGTCAGGATCGGCACTAAAAAGTGGGATGCGCACCGTTGGGAAAATGCCGTATACCACTATGTTCCGTTCGGATATTTCACTGTTGATGAAGTTCCGCGAAAACTAAACTCTATTACTCTTACGGCTCTTGACCGAATGGTAATGTTTGATAAAGCAGTCGATAATACAAAACTGTATTTTCCGACTACTGTAGGAAATCTGCTTCAGAGAATTTGCAGTATATGCGGCGTTACTCTCGGAGTTGCCGTATCAAAGCTTGCAAATTATAACTATGTGGTAAATTCCCGTCCTGAAGGTGACAATTTAACATACAGGCAGTATTTGTCATGGATTGCTGAAATTACAGGCACATGCGGCTATATCGATTACGACGGTCATTTGATACTTAAATGGTATGAGAAAACCGATACAGTGCTGACAACAAAAGTACGCCATGATTCGGATTTGCAGGAAAACAGCATTACTATAAGCGGCGTACAGGTAACAGACGATGATACAGTATATCTTGCAGGAAGCGACAATTATGTGGTAAGTATTGAATCTAACGGCTTGATTCAGCACGATTATGAGGAAATCGCCGCAAATTTGTATAATAAAATCGGCGGG